AATTATATTGAGAATCACGGAATGAACGTTGGCTAGTCGTAGTAAAATAAAAGGCTCTGCTTATGAGGCTAAGATAAGAGACTTATTAACAAAAGAACTTAAAATAGAATTTAAACGTATGCCTCTCAGTGGTTCTTTAGAGTACTTAAAAGGTGATCTATGGACTCCTCATGATACAGCTGCTTGGCCCTATTGTATAGAATGTAAACACTATGCAGAAGTAAACTGGAACGGGCTTTTAACTGCTACATCTTCTGATTTATTAAACTTTTGGAGACAAGCTGTTAGAGAAGCAGAAGTCATGAAAAAGAAACCACTTGTTATTTATAGATGGAATCGTTCTAAAGATTACATATGCTGGAATGATGAAATAGAGCTAGAAAACCAAATTCACTGTCAAGTCTTTGACTGTAACTTTAAAATGGGATTACTCCAAGACTGGTTAAAAGTTTACAAAAAGATTGCCAAATGACTGAATTTATTATATAATACATTATAAATTAAAAATAGAAAGAACATAAAAATGAACACTAAAACTTGGGACGACTTAGCTGAAGTTGAAAATATCAAGTCTCAGCCAAAGTCTTTACTTCTTGTTGACGGTAACAATCTAGCTTATCGTTGGCTTCACCGAAAAAACTATAATTCTTTTCAAAATGATTACATTCGAACAGTAGAAAGCCTAGCTAAAAGCTACAATGCAGAAAAAACCATTGTATGCTTTGACTTTGGAAAAAGCTACTATAGGATGGAGTTACTTGACTCTTACAAAGGTAATAGAACAAAACCAAAAGAAGAAGAAGAGCAGAAGCACTATGAAGAGTTCTTTGCCTGTCTAAACGACATTCCCGATCTTTTACCTTGTCAATCTCTTAAATTCAGAGGGCTAGAGGCAGATGATATCATAACTTTCCTAACATTAAATTTATCAGACAGATATGAACATACTTGGATAGTAACAAGCGATAGAGATATGTACCAACTAATCTCAGACAAAATAAGTATTTTTAATATGTTCTCTAGAAAAGAAATTGACCTTGGGGAGTTTTATGAAACATATAACCTAGAACCCTCGCAATATTTATTTTCTCGTATTCTAGAAGGAGATAAAAGCGATAACATATTAGGAGTAGACGGTGTAGGTCCCAAAAGAGCACAACAGCTTGCTAGAGATTACCAGTCATTACCTAATTTACTAGAAAATCTTCCCCTTAAAGGTAAATCAAAATATATACAAAATCTTAATCAAAGTAAAGATAAACTCATTAAAAATGAGCAACTTATCTCTCTTAAAAAATACAATAAAAACGTAATTGAAGCAGCTAAAAATGGGGAGGAAGTTTGGGAGATACTATGCGAGACAGTGAACAGCTGGTAGTTCTATACGAAGTTTCTACACTAGCACAACAATTATCAAAAGAGCTTAATATCGAATGGGGACTTACACAAGAGTCTCCGTTTGATTCTGTATATTTTTTAAGAAACTCTAGCTTAAAAGAAAAGCTAATACCTAAAAAATCAGTAGAAACTATATATACTGGACTGTATGTACAATTAACAGATCCTAGAGTTAGAATGCAAGTAGTTACTAACTCTAATGTACTAAGAAGTAAAAATATAGGTGTATTAAATAGTATATTTGATTATGATTTTAGAAATGAAATTACTTTAATTGTGTACAATTATGGCGATAAAGATGAGAGCATTTCTCAAGGAGAAATCATAGCTAACTTAACTTTTAGTGGTTTTCCTTTAGTAAGGATTAAAAAAGTTGAGAGAGTAGAGTCAGGAGAAAAATACAAAGGGACTAAAGATAATAACTGGGTACAAGAAGAGAAAAGAGAAAGAACCAAAGACATTGTAGCTAAAAACTACTCAAGAGAGCACGAAAAAACTAATCCTATAAGTAAGCACATAGTAAATAAAGTTATACAAGAAAGAACAAGATGAAAAAATACATACTTATATCTTTTTATATTATACTTTGCATAGGTATCTTACTTACTGGATACTTTGAATATCAGATGTATGAATCTATATATCATACTGTAATAATTGTAGGAATATTAACAATTAATATTAATATATGGTATCAATCAACACACACTAAAAATCTACACTCAGCTTTAAAAAGATGGTTAGGATGGAAATAATGAAAGTAAAATTAATATCTCACTCTAGTAGTGATATGGAAGGACTAGTAAATTGCCAGGATTTAGTAGCTTTTTGTGCAAGGGTTTCTAACCCTTCTAATCAAATGAATAAGGAAACTTCAGAAAAACTTATTAAATATTTAATTAAACACGGTCACTGGTCGCCTTTAGAAATGGTTAACGCATGTTTAGAAATACAAACTACTCGTGATATTGCACATCAAATTGTAAGACATCGTAGTTTTGCTTTTCAAGAGTTTAGTCAAAGATACGCAAATCCAGAAGATCAAGGCGATATGTTTTCTTATAGCGAGGCTAGGCTACAAGACACAAAAAACAGACAAAATTCTGTTGAAGTTGAAGACACCAAACTACAAAGAGAATGGGAGTGGGCACAACGTCGTATCTCTGTTTTAGCTAAAAGAGAGTATGACGCCGCAATTAAATTAGGAATTGCTAAAGAGCAAGCGCGTAAGATATTACCCGAAGGGATTACTAAAACAACTCTTTACATGAATGGGAGTCTTCGTTCTTGGGTACATTATGTAGAATTACGTAGTGGTCATGGAACTCAAAAAGAACATATGGAAATAGCTCGTGCATGTGCTGATGCTATTGAGCCAATCTTTCCTATGATAAGAGATTTCGTAAACGAATGATTGCTTTTCATACCCAGTACTATAGAGGATTGGGACATGCAATGCGGGTCAAGTATATCTCCGATAACTTACCCGCAAATTCTTTTGTAATGATAAATCAATTATTTAATCCTCCTATTAAATATAATACCGAACATTCTTACTATTTAGAAGAAAACCCTGAAACATTAGAAAATGATTATAAATTTCTGATGCAACGAGAGAGGGTTAGAAGAAGATGGACTAAACTAGTAAAAGTTTTAGATAAGCATCCAGAGATAACAAAATTGGTGTGTGAAGGATTTCCTTTCTGTCGTCAGCAATTTTCTTATGAATATTTTTCAATGTTTGAAGAATGTAAAAAAAGAGGAATTCAAATTATAATTAGTATAAGAGATTTTCCTTGGGACGAACCTCATTACGAAAGCGTACAAGATTGGGTTGCTAAAACTATAAACCAAACTATACTACACTATGATTGCAAAGTTTTAATTCATGGAGATGAAAATTATCTGCCTTTAATGGCAGACGCAGTTAGAAACTACAACTGGTCAGAATTAGAAAAAGATTTAAAAAATAGAGTATTCTATACAGGATATGTATGTAACCCTGCTATTAAAGAACATAAAAAAGAAAATAATAATGTATATATAAGTTGTGGGCTAAATAAAGAGGAAGGATTTTTTATCTACAGTAAAATATTAAGATCAGTTGTTAAGAAGTTCCCTAACCTTAATTTTATTGTACCTTTAGGAGATGTAGAGTTATTCTCTAAAATTGGGGGAAGAACTTCTAATAATGTAGAGATAGTTAATTACATACCTAATTTATCTAAAAAATTAGAAAGTTGTACTGCTTATATAACTTATGGAGGGTATAACAGTACGACAGATATTTTAAAAGCTAAAATACCTTCTATTATAATACCACGACAAGACGGACATAAATTAGAACAACTTATAAGATGTTATAAATTTGAGGAGTTTGAGTGGTTTAAGGTGTGTTCTTACCACAGTCTTTTTAACATTGATGTTTATTTAAAAAGACTCATAGAAGATGATAACTTTCCAAAACAAAACGATATCAATTTAGAAGGAGCTATAAATAGTGCCAGACAAATTGAAAACTTTTAATAAACTAGAAGCTAACTGGAAAAAAGGACTAAGAGAAACTGAATTTAAATTCATAGAATGGATAATAAAAAATGAAAGATATGAGTTATTTAGAAGTAAACAGCCCAGAAAAAACTGGATTAGAGAAACTCTTTTAGAAAAGAAATGTGCCTCTAAGTTTAAAACATGTAACACTCTTGTTATGGTTGGATCAGGAATGTATCCATATAGTTTAGTAGATTTAAATAAAGAATATCCTAATATGAAAATGATAGGAATTGACTTTGATGAGAAGTGCGTAAAAATTAGTCAGTTTCTAATAAAGAAAAGCGGAATAAAAAATTTAGATATAGTTCACATGGACGGAAAAGATTATGACTACTCTAATCTAGAACATGAAGATTTAGTATTTTTTAGTATAGATGTTGTAGGAATAGATGATGTTTTTCAAAAAGTTATAGAAACAAGTAGGGCGCAGCCTTTTATCTGCGCCCCAGGTAAACATGCTTGGTTTAAAAACTCTTTTGGTGATTATTTAAAAAGTTAATTTTTTTGGTTTCTTATTTGTAGAGATACCCTTACCAGAAATTAAGCGTACAGCAATAGAATCTTTTTTCTTTTTGCTGTACGCTTTTTTCTTTATCTTGGGCATAGATCGTTGTAAAAACGCGGGAATATCCATTATTCGCCTTTTTGTTTTACAACTTTTTTACCATAGTTTAGTTGTCTTTGAGGATACGTTCCTAGATCAAGTCCGGTTCCGTTATATACCGCTTTGAGTTCTCTAGAAGCTGAGTCTCCTTCACGATACTTCATAACAGTTTTTTGCTTACGAACAGGATCATACTCTTCGGGCACACCATAACGGTTATCACCTATCATAATAACCCTACGTTCTCCTTTTCCTGCTGCTCCTGCCATTTAGCTATCCTCCTATTAAAAACGACCCTTGCCGTTACCACTGAGAGAAGTCCCAGTAACGCCTAGGGAGCCATTCTGTGGACCTTTTGAAAGACCATGAGCATTTGTATCTGCTCCTGCATCATTACCAATAAGGCCGGGTGCTTCTTTTAGATATTTCTTACCTGTTGCGTCTCCAGAAGCGCCAGGACCTGCATCGGTCCCACCCTGTGGATTCATATCATAAGCATTTGCTAGATCTGCTGCAACACCAGTAACTTCTTTTCTTACTGCCATTTTAAGTTCTCCTTTGAAATAAGATTAGGATTTTCCTAATTTTCCTTTTCGTTTTTTGCCTGATTTTCTCTTAATCAAACCACGAGCCTTAAGCCTAGCTTCTGCAGTTGCTCCGATAGACTCTCCGCGACGATATTTAGCAAGCATCTTATTAAGATGAGATTTCATTTTCTTGCCTTTGTATCTTAAATCAGCCATAATAAATTATATCTTGCTAATGTCTTTTTAGCAATAGTTATTTTCTAAATTATTTTATTTCCAGTTGAACTATCTTATCTCTTTTTTCTTCAACAGATAAGACTCGTTCGTTTTCTATCATATCAATAATAATATTAGTAACATTAATTTCTTTTTGTAAGCCAGAAACTTTTAACTGAAGTTTTTGTAAAACCTCTATATAATAATCTAACTCTTGTTGTTTTCTAAGTCTCGATTCTACTAACTCTACTAAAGAAATTACTTCTGCCATATTACTCCGATTTCCAAATAGTCCATGCTCCATATGCTATAGCTAACCAACAAATAAGATTCATTGGGATGATTGCTGAGAAGAATAACCCAATAACTCCTACAGCGATAAGAGCACCGCCATCCCAAGATGTCCGTTCTTTAATTCTATTTTTAATCCATTCAATCATTTCTTTTTACCTCCTTTTGGTTTTTTGTACCCAGAAGCATAAGCAGCTGCAGCTTGTTTAGCTGCTTGCTTTTTTGTTGGGTAAGTTTTACCAGAGCTTCCCCAACGATAACCACCTTTTACTTTTCTAATTGGCATATCAGCTGTGAGTATGAGATTTAGATTCTATGATTTTTAAATCCTTTGCTGGTACTCCTTTAGCAATACCATTAGAAAATACTACATCATAAAATTCAACAGTCCCATCTTCCTCTAATGAGTGAGTTGTTGGAATACACATTCCAAAACCCATCTTCTCATGTTGCACAGATAAAGCACATACATGATTAATTCCTTGTGCAGTTGGTGGCATTGGCACATCCTCATCTGCATGGACTGCTTGTGGTTTTGGCTCATAACGCTCACCAAATTTATAATAAGTATAAACTGCTTCAATCATATGATCCATTTCTGCCATTTTAGCTTGTACCCAAGATTCCATTTCATCATCAGGTTCAATCATACTAAGCATTTCACCAGCATACATAATTAATTTTCTAAGAGAAGCACGAGCCATACGTCCTTCGCCATATTCTTTTTCTTTGTCCATTGTTCTAAATTCTCCGTACATTTTCTTTTTCTCTTCTACAGCTTTATCAGGTAAAGCGGGATTAATTTTCTTGTAGGGGTGTCTAATCTGTTCAATGTGCATGGGAAGATAATCAAACATATCAACAATTTCCATATCAAGTTCAGCAGAAACCATACCAATAGCATAAGTTGTCATATGAGATAGCATTACAGCCTCTTCAACTTGATCCATATCTACTTCTGTGCTACCAATTTCATAAAGAGCTTTTTCAATACCAAACATAGCATCTTGATATTTCATTGCTGAAAGCACATCTTCTCTAGACTGCTTACTCATATCAGGAATCATTGCTTTTAGTTTTGTAAAGGCTTGAACAGCCCCCATACAAATATCAAAGTTTTTGGTGGTGTATCCCATAAGTTCTACTTGATTTTCCATTAGACATCTCCTAAAATTTTCTTTTATTATAACTTTTATACTATTTTACTTCCAGTTAAAAATTCTTAAATTAAGTTCCAAGCCCAGCTTCAAATACAGTCTTTTCTCCAGTAGTTAAATTCTCTTCAATCTTTTCTCTACTACTCAATAATTTTCCACACTGAGACTTACAAAGTTTAAAACTTCTATCATATCCTTGTAAATATGCTTTTAATTTATTCCAGTATTCATATGATATAATAGTTTCTAAAGGAATCTTCGTAGCATTAAACTTTTCTTCCATATCATCTAGATAATAAAATCTATCATTACTTTTATCAAAGTAGTGTGCTCCTGTCCAACAACATCTAAATACTAGACCATTTGGAGCAACATACCACTTTCCCCATTCTTCCCACGAACATATAATTTGTTTTGGGATAGAAGATAAGTCTGTTTTCTTTTTAGCATGAACATAATCTCCAGATTTTGGTGCTGCAAAATCACGACCAGTTTTAACAGTAGAAAAAGAATGAAAACCCTCTGAGATAGCTAGTTCTTTAGCCTTTTCTACTTGGTGTTTATTATGTTCAAAAACTATATATTTCCAATGTACTTGTGGTCGGTTAGTTGCTATAACAGAACGAGCATTATTAAATACATTTTCAAACCTAGTATTAATTCTGTAAATAGAGTGTGTATCTTCTAAACCATCTAAATCAAAATTAATAATATCATCTGACGTTAAAATATTTCCTACATCAGTCCAATAGTCTGAGCCATGTATACCACCGTTAGTATGAATATTTAAACGAGTTCCATACTTCTTAACATATGTAATAATTTCACGAAACTCTTTGTTCATAATAGAGTCTCCAAAATTACCGTTTAAAACAATCCAGTCAAGTTGTTCTAAAAACTCTGGATAAAAGATTTGTTTAAATCTATCTAATGTATATGTATACTGCTCATCATTTAAATTTATTCTTAGAGGTTTTAAACGATGACACGCAGGACACTTTGCATTACATCTAAAAGTTAATTCAGTAGTTATTTGCCTATATTTTCGCATCTATCCCTCATTATGGTGTATCCCATGCTTGTATTACAGAGACTAAGCCAGAGGGAAGGCTTGCTACAGTATATTGAATTGAGTTATTTCCTCCATTAAATATCCAATCAGCGGTTGGTGCTTGTACGACACCATTCAAAGCAACACTAATTCTATCAATACTAGCAGGAGAGTTGGTTAAAGCAATCACGTTTGAAGTTCCTACAGAGGTATTAGTTACATAAGTAGGAACAATTGAAGCACCAAGAAGACCATCTACATATGCTTTAGTTGCGGCATCTTGTAGGGCAGTAGGATCTCCTACACCAGTAATTTTATTGGTTCCCATAGCAAGAGCGCCTGTCATAGAGTCTCCTGCTTTCTCTACTTTAGCATCAGCATTTGAAGATACTGCATTAAGGTTTGCATTTAATTGGGTATAAGTAATATAGTCATTTGCACGAAGTTCTACTCCATCAGATTCTACTGTATCTGCTGCAACAGAGGTAGCAGTAAATACTCCTACATTGGAAGTTCCTCTAGCATCAAAATTAAATCCTGAACTTGTGGTTCCTACCAAAAGATTACCTAGGTTAGTAATTCTAAGTCTTTCTGCAAGTGTTCCAGAATTACTAGTTCCGAGAGCTAAGTAAGTACTTCCTCCATTACTATCTACATTAATAGTACCAGCTCCAGAAGTGCCATTGTAATTTAAATCTAATGAGTTTGTAGAACCACCATTTGAATCGTGAACTACAAGACCTCCACTAGAAATTGTTAGGGTCCCTGCAATATCACCATTACCATCTACATCAAGAGAATCAGATTGTAACTCACCAGTAATATCTACGCCATCTGTTTTAGTTGTAAGTTTAGCACTTCCACCAAAATATAGTAAAGCCGCAGTTGTAGAACCATCTGCTAAGAAGTAGTTTGCTAACCCTCCAGAACCGTCATCAGACGCTATAGCAACATCTTTATCGGTAGCAGTATTTCTAATATGTAAATCTCCAGTAAAGTTATAAACTGTAGAGTCTGTTCCGTCGTGATATATTTTAAAATCAGTAGAAGCACCTAACTGAATCTCATCACTATCTCCTAAGATAATATGCGATCCCATAGTTAGAGTTCCAGATATATCAGCGTTGCCATCTACATCAAGAGAGTCTGACTGAAGTTCTCCAGTAATGTCTACACCATCTGTTTTAGTGTCAAGTTTTTTCGCATTATCAAAGTAAAGTTCTACTGCACCATCTGCACGAGCAATAAAACTGTTTTCTCCAGATTTTGCTTGTAATACCAAAGTACCATCATCATCTTGAATAGTTAAATTGCCTGTAGTGTTTTTAATATAGGAAGACGAACCATCATGGTAAATCAATAAGTCTTGGCCATCACCAACTCTAATATATTGACTATCAGCAATATTAACATTACTCGCAAAAGAAGCATCTTGGTTATCTGCAATAGTTAGTGCAGCGGTTCCACCAGTTGAGAAACCAAGTCCGTCAGTTCCTGTTCGATACATACCAGTATCTGTATCACCACTAAAGTTAAATGCAGGAGCAGCCTCAGTACCGTTTGCAGATAATAATCTAATACCACCTGTAGTAGGACTTCCCATAGAAGTAGTAGTTATTGAAAATCTAGCAGTACCAGATGTAGTAAAAGTAATAGTTTCAGCAGCTGATCTATAAATACCAGTATTAGGATCAGTATCAAAAGTAATAGAGGGAGCGCTGGCAGACCCTGCATCAAAATAACCAGTATTTAATCTAAGGTTAGCGGCTGCAGAAGCAGAAATAGCTGTATTAGTAGCAGGGTCAAAGTTGTGTAGTAGAGCAACTTCCCCTTGAGATTCATCATACCCAATAAATACATTACCATCATTTCCACGATTTAGTAGAAGACCAACATCAAGAGATGGTGAACCTGTAAAGTTATTAGCTAAATATAAAAGTCTATCATCAGTGAAAGAATCTTGAACTGCAAGATTTGCAAAAGAGCCTGCAACAGTAAGGTTACCTTGAACTGTTAAGTCGTCGTTCATAGTAACAGCACCTGTAAAGGCTGTTGATCCATCTACTATGGCATCAATAGCTGTGTTAGCGCCTTCAAGACCTGTTACAAGATTTGTGATGTCTGTGTCATTACCAGAGATATTAGTATTTGCACCTTGTAATCCTGTTACAAGGTTTGTAATATCTGTGTTGGTGGCTGTAATTTCATTAGATAGAGCGGTATTAGCACCTTCAAGACCAGTTACAAGGTTTGTAATATCAGTATTAGTAGCCGCAATCTCATTAGAGATAGCAGTATTAGCCCCGTCGATGCCGCCTTTAGCCATAAGATAAGTAGCATAATCATTTGCTCTAAGTTCCACTCCTGCAGAAGAAACAGAAGTAGCAGTAATAGCACCTGTATTAGCAGTACCTCTTAAGTCAAAAGTAAATCCTGTAGTTGCTGAAGTGGAGCCAATTACAACATTAGCTCCTACTGTTGATCCATAGTTAAAGATAATATTTGCAGGAGAGCCTATAGTAATACTAGTTCCAATAGGGCCAGTATTACTAATACCAATACCATCTGTTGACTTATCAATAAAGAAAGTACCATTATCAATATTTAAATCAGTACTATCATTAGTAATATTTGTAACATTTTGGGAAACGATATCTATATTAGCATTTGCTCTAGCAGCATAGGCTATAACATTAGCATTGATGCTTCCTACATTAGCACTAACAGTATTTACATTTGTTTGAGTAGCAACAACATTAGATTGAACTGAGTTAATATTAGCAGCAATAGGCCCTTCGGAAACAACATTAGCAGCAAAGTGTTCTGCTGTAATGATTCCGTGCTCTAAATGTCTTCCGACAATAGCATTTGAAGCTACTAAGTCTGCTGTAATAACATTTGATGAAATTACTTGTGATGTAATTTGTGTCAGTGCCATTTAAATAAACGCTTCCTAATTATTTATCTTCTTCTAATTCCTTAAAAAAGTCTTCTAAAAAGTCTTTTTGCTCTGCTGGATTATCATCTTCATCAAAAAATTCTTTAATGAAAGAATCAATTTGATCATCTACAGAAGGAGGGGCTAGTAAGTCTTCGTATTCTAAATCTCTACAAGCCTTGTAAACTATGTTTTTGCAGTATTCTATTTCTTCTTCATCCATAGGCCCATAAGTTCCGTCTAAAACTTTTTTCTCAGTATAGGCATCTTCGATGTATAAAGAATACACATCTCCTTCTAAAAGTTTTAGAAGATGAGGTTCTCTTTCCATAAAAGCATCAAAAGGGAAAGACCTTTCTACAGGTGTTGCTCTAGGTCCATCATTTTCGACATCTCTAAAGTAACAATACACTGTTTTTGCTTCAATGTCAATAGCATTAAATTTAATTGTATTCATTTGGTATCTCCTAAGTTTTTATAATATAATTCATTGAAATTCCTGGGAAAGTAACTGTGTGAGTATGCGACCCTCCAGAGTTTGTTGGTGAAGTAGCAACAGCAACGGCTACAGCTGCGTCTTTGTCTGTAGTACTAGTAACACTTGTAGTTGTAGAGGTATGTACGTGACCTCCATGAGAATCAGTAGTATTAGTAAAACCAGACGAAACTCCTGTAGTTGTAGTCCCTAAGTTAATGGTTCCAGTATTTGTTCCGTAAATAGCTCTACCTCTAAGATCAGGAACATTAAAAGTACTAGAGCCATCTCCTGATCCAAAAGTAGTGCCGCAAGCTCCAAATAGAGAAGCATAGGTAGTTCGACTAAGAGCCTGCCCAGTACATAGCACCCAACCTTCTGGGGCTGTGGATGCTGGCCATGCTACTGTCACCCCTGCAGGTAATAAAGGAGCCGCTGTTGACTCTGTAGTAGTACCAGTAATAGCAGACTGCATTACTAGGTTAGCTCTGATAGGAGCGAGAGCATCTGCAGTAGTATATACCCCAACACCTCTATCTGTATTTCCAGTATTACCTGGAATCATTTTTATAGAAGCGTTTTTTGATCCGTTATTGAATCCCAAAGCTACATCATTAGTTACAGTAGCAGTTTTTAATTCAATAGCAGCGCTAGTAGCTATAGTTTGGTTATTCGCAAAGCTAGAAACTACTATTCTTGGAGTAATTGTAACTGCAGAGGTATGTTCCATTACAGTTGTAGGAATTGCTGTCATAGAAGCGTTTAATTTAGGTCCTGTAATAGCTTGGTCATTAATCATACCAGTAGCTACTGTATCTGATTGAGGAGTTCTTAAATTAACCCAGTCAGCGTTAAAAGTACCAGTTGTACCAACTCTTAACCATACAGAGTTGTTTGAGGACCCTTCAGTATCTTTAACTATCGCAAAAGCTTCTCCTACGTCGAAGTCTGATATATTAGCCGCTGCTGCTACAAGACTTCCTTGTTGTCTCCAAGCTATACCATATCTAGTAAAGTTGCCTCCTATGGGACGATTTGTTCTACCAGAGGCAACAGTGATAGCACTATCAGAAACATAAATCACACCGGTATCAGAAGCCCTATAAAACATACCATCATATTCAGTAGCGGATAGAGAACTACCTCCCTCTACTAAATTCTCGCTATCTGGTATTGCATCTGAATAAAAATTAGATAATACAGCTTTTAAACTGTTATTGAATTGCGATCTTGAAACCGCAATAGAAGCTCCCTGCGAAGGGAGCACAAAAGTATTTGAATCTGATAGTGCCATTTTTTAAACTCCTGTCACGGCAAAGTCTACTTGTGGTGTTATAACGTCTGATGTTCCATCAGGAGTCAATATATTGTGTGCTGATGCGCCGTTCGCAAAATAAACTGATATATTTGCTCCTTGTAATCCTCTATCCAAAATAACCGCTTGTGGTAAAGCTATTTGATTAGAACTTGCAGATACAGATAATGAAGTAATTTTAGGAATTTGAGTATAACCCATTTGGCTGTAATCTACATTAACTACTTGTGTATCTACAGTCACAATTTCTGTGAATGTTTTTTCGTCTAATGAAACTTGATACCTAAACTGATCTAATAGTAACTCGGCTTGTGTTGGGTCTGTATTAATTACTTCATACTTAAATTGGAAGTATCTAAAAGTTCTTGCACCTGTAACAAAGTTACTAAAACCATCAGAATTAGCTACAGTAGTGAAGGCGCTTACATTAACATTACCATTAGCATAGAATGGATTATCTGTTGAGTATCTAAATAATAGATTACTTGTAACAATTCCTACAGTCCCATAAAAAGTCGATGACTCAGATAAATCTAGCCACTGTTTTAAGTTTACCAGTTTATAGGAGGTTCCTGCAACTGTTAAATTTGAAAAACCGTTACTTCCTGTAGATCTTCCATTAGCATACCAAGACTCTCCTAAAACAATTTCATCATCACTAGCAACTCCCGCGATTAGAGAAAAGACATTTGCATTTGAGTCATCTCCGTCAAAATTACCTAGAGCAACAATTCCGAATACATTAGAAGGAAAAGACCCTTGTACTCCACTAACTAAGGTCTTATTTTCTGCTCCATATGTTACTGTTGCAGCCCCTGTATTAGAACTTCCAAGAATTTCTCCGATACCCAAAGTACCAGAAAAATCTATATCTTTCAATATACCCGCACCAGAAGAGGCTTCAGTTACTTGATCTCCCCCTATTTGATCTGTATAATCTAACCAAGTAGATTTAAGAGATTGATCCCCTACAACAGTAGCAGATATAGACCCTGTTATTGTATTACCTAAATCTCTAATTTGAGTTTGATAAACTGCATCTGATAATGCCCTTAAGTCTGTAGGAGAGCCGCTAATTACACTCCATCCAGAGGAAGTTCCGTTAGAGTTGTCAACTACACTAGAGTCAAAATCACTATCTGCTTTGGCAAAAGCCAATCCTCCAGTATTTGAGTCGGCAAAACTTGGAAAGTTTGTTTCTCCATCATTTGCATTTGTAATACCAGCAACAACTGCAGTGCCTGGAGAATCTTCGTTGTAGGCTCTGTAAACATTATTAAAAGCTTGCGCAATAGACGTAAAAGTAGATGCTACAATTGTTTCACTAAATATACCTGACGTATCTTTTGTTCTAGCTAAATATGTGTATTGCCCAAACTGATCAATATCTACAACAACTCTGTTTGTTCGAGCGTCAACGATAGCAACTTCATCAGATCGAGGCCATAAGTCTAATAAGTTTGCTTGATCTGTAGCTACTTGACCTGAGACTCTTCTTATTTGAACTTCCATTAGATCAAGGTCAATATTATCACCTGTTACAGAATCAATTTGATATTTCCAAACAAAGACGAGAGTATCACCTGCCTGTCCAGCAGCAAAGTTTAGTACGTTTTGAGGCGGAGCAAGCTTTCCTATAATTTCTTGTGTTTTAGCAACTGTAGAGCCTCTAATATTTTTATTTAAAGGGGTAACCCTAGCAGTAACAGCATTAGGGTTAGTATTTAACCCTTTTTCTATATTATCTATTTTAAACCTGATTTTGCCATCAGAGTCTACACCAGCAGATGAAACTTTTACGGTATTAAAAGACGTTAAGTCTCCTGTAGCAGTTCCAGTTATTTTGTATGAAATTTCATAGTCAGTAACTTCTTGTCCTTCAATATGGTCAAATATAATAATAGCTCTAACAGCTACACCAATTGTAGAGTCTTTGTAAATTTCTTCTATAATATTTAAGTTAGAAACAGCTTTGATAGGAATGTTTCTTACAACAACTTCTTTTTGTACAAAGTCACTACGCCTCCCAAACTTATTAACATTTCTAGCCCTTACTGCATGAACACCTGGTTCTGCTCTGTGTATATATCGGGCATTAGTGCCCTTATCAAATTCTAAAGGAGTAAACCTATCTAGAGGAACGTTTAATCTATAAACTGCGTTATTAGCTAAATTTAATAGACCGGGGAACCTTAGATGATCATAGTCAAAAGTAAAAGTTTTTGCACCAACATTTAAATTTCCTACAGTTCCAATGGGGTTTGGAGTAATATTAATTGCATAAGCTTGAGATACGTTAGATTTAATATTATCATCTAAAGTAACTCTAAATATACCATTAGCAGTTAGATAAGCGTTGTAAGAAGGGGCTCCAAGATCAAAAGTAGTGTCTGAAATTCCATAAGTATTACCTACATTCCAAGTCACATTATCTCCTCTTTCGATAATAGGAGGAGTATAAACATTTGCTGTGACTCTAACATCAATATTAGCTTCTGATGTAGGTAAAGAGGATAAGGAAATACTAACCTGAGAATTAGCTAAATTGTCTAATCCTTTTTCTAAGGTGAAGTTTGTTGTTGCTTCATTATTTAAAAATACATCTACAAACCCTGAATGCCTAACTGAAATACCAAGAGGTTGTTTGAAGGTATGAGTTTCAAATAAGTTAGTAGTTGTAGCTACATTTGTTCTGACTACCTCTAAATAATTACCAGTTACATAAAGAGTATTATTAGCAAAAAATCTATGATCAACTACCTGGGGTACATTTATGAAAAAAGGAGGGTCAGGAAGTAGGGTTATTAACTGTGAAGAACCTGAATGGTCATTGTCAATTTTTATTGTGTGAGCCGACTTATCAAATGCAACTACGTTAGCACTGTATCTTGCTAATCTAGTATCTGATCCTATAAAACCAAGTAACCCTGCAGCGTCTCCAGAACCGCCTTGAACTTTTTGATTTATAGGTAAGGAAATTCTATCATTACCTTTTAATCCTCCAAAATCAAAGGTATTATTTACATCTAAAACATGTATATCGGAACCAAAGTTCTTATCAATTAATCCTCCAAAGCCAGATACTGATAAAGAAATATTACCATTTGCTTTATCAGGGGCTTCATCTATCCTAGAGTATCCATCAACTAACAAACGGGTGGTTGCAAATTCAAAAGAATAACCATTTTTTCCATAAATTATACAAGTCTCTCCTTCTGTTACATCAGCAATATCGTCTAAATTCATTTCTACAATATCTCTAGAGGCTTGAGGGCTAGAGTTAGAAATTAATTTAAGTGAAGTAATAGGTCTAGACCTAGAAAACTCGGTCTTAAATTCATTTGAATAACCACTTCTATCTGTTACAGAGTTAATTTCAATATCTGAGTATACTGACCCATCTAAATCTCTTTTTGGAATTGCACGAAGAGTAAATTGAGGTGCTGGAGGTTTTTTAAGAGGATCAAATAAATCACCAAATACTAAAGGTTTATAATCTATTAAAGTATCAGAATCAACATAAACATTATTTACATATTCTTGTGCTTCTAAAGTAACTCTTTCATCTACGAGTCTTTGAACATTAACTATTCTAAATAGCTTATCTGTTAAAGATGTATAAATGTTGGTTGTATCTGATATCTCTCCAAGCGCCCAAAGATCAAATCTTTTAGGTAAATGATGAGTACCATAACTACCGAAACTTGTAAAAGATTTAGTAGGATGATCATATTTTGCAATAACATTTACCTCTACTATCTCTGTACCCCCAGCAACATTAGCTGTATTACTTAAAGAATAACTGGTATTACTAATTAGATATGTATCTACTAACCCAGATGAAGCACTAGCTATTCTTAAAGCCAAAGGACTAGTATTAGAAGTAAAAACTGCTGCGGTAACTGCAGGAGAGGTTATATGTTCTAATTTTAGGGTAGTATTAGATTCTTCAGCATTTTCAAACATTATACCTCCGTATCCCCAAGCTACACTAGTAACTCTTTGAGATACAGAAATCAAGTCTCCCGGCTTAAGCTCAGAGGCTTCTGTAGAAGTGTCAAACTCAATACGCCTTCTAGAATATTTCCTATCTGCAATCATATATTGCCCAAGCCTTATAGCTTGGCTTTTACGAGTTACCCCATCAAATCTTAAATCTAAAACGTTTTCTATACCGTTTCTTTCTGAAAGGGCCTTTGCATCGTCAATTCTAACTACTTCTTGTCTATAGTGGTTAGTAGCGTCAGTAAAAGAGATATCAACACCAGTTAAAAGCTGTTCTTCGTCTATACCACTAATACTCATGCTGTCTTCTTTAATATTTGCTTCATTAAAGATAGCAACTGGCATATCATCTGGTTTATCTTGGAATAGGTAAAGTTTTCCTGCCTTATAGTAAAGCATAGCTCTAAAACTAAGAGTAATTATATTTATAACATCTATAATTTGTTTTTTGTCTGTTATAAGACCATCAAATATAAATCTACGTTCTTTAATAGAAGTTCCTGCAGGAAGACCTGCTAGAGTCTCTTCTACTGCGGCTTTAGTAGTCCTAGGCTTATATCTGTAAGTACCATCTGCTTGAGCATCTACTCCTATAAAAGTACCAGATGTAACATCACATGCATCATTATAAACAGCTGAATCATAAAAAGAATATTTATCAATGTGATCTTCTGGTATTCCTAATCCATAAGTTTTGTTAGTTAACAAATCGTAAACGTGCCAAGCAGGGTTTTGGGTCCAAGAATATACAAAAGTTCCGTCCCATAAACCATCATAAATTACAGGAGCTTCCGCTGTTTGTAAAGAAGAAGATCCTGATTTTTGAAGATAATATCCAAACCCTCCTCTATCAATATTAGAGACCTCTACCTGTCTCCAGTCAATCTCACCGTTTTCTAAAATAGGCTGATTATAGTTTGAGGGGACTTTTGTTATTAGACCTTTTACTATTTGTGTGATAGCAGGCATAGCACCTTTGTGCTCTGCAAAAGCTTTAATAGCGTAACCAATAGTAGCTGTTCTAGTATAAGCAATAGGTTCTTCTACTACCTCGGTCCAACCATGCACAGAAACTGCCTCTTGTGTTTTAGAAGAGTCATCATCTACTGAAGTTTTTTCTACAGTAAATCTATACCCTTCATCTGATACTTTATCGCTAGGAACAGCAAGGTATAAATCAAAAGAGAATGCTTGATTAGTTTTACCAGAAATTGTTCTTTCTACAGAAGCTATCTCTTCAGTTCCTGCTCTATTATATAAAATACCTTTTACTGTGACAGCGGCTCCTTTTATGTTTCCATCATTATCTTGTTTTTGTAGACCAGAAACGGTAAAGTATAGTTTAATAGCTGTGAGAGCCACAGGAGAGGTATTTTGTTTATCTACAGCGGACCTTGGAACTCCATTTAGATTGCCTTTTTTAAGATCAACAGCCCCAGAAAATCTTTGAGGAATCATTGTAAAGTCCCCAAAGAGAGGAAGAACTTGTTGTCCAGTTGTTCCAGTGTTTGATATTACGAAAAACTTTTCATCATCAACAGCCCCGTTTACTAAGAGATCATCAATTAAACCTTCATTAAACTCAATATCTTGAGGACCGTTTGGATTAATTTTATATACAGGACCTTCTCCAAGACCTTGAGTTACAAATAAAATATCAGTAGAAAAAAGAGAATTAGGATCTTCAGAACCTCCACCACCTTTTTTACCTCCACCACCGCCGTTGTGGACTTTAATACCATTAGCAATATAAGAATGGAAGTGAGAAACTTTAAAGTTATAAACTTCATCAGTTCTTAAAAATTCAATAGAAAGTATTTCAGATAACTCATTGTTATCTGTTACTAAATTATCACCAACTTCAAAATCTCTTAATTCTTGAAAGGTTCCATCTTCTTTTAATACCCAATGGTTAGGAGTTATATCTAAGTAACCATATTCATGAGTTACTCTATATATCTCATCTGTAGGATGATAAAATGTTTCTGTTACAGAAGATAAAACTAAAGCTCCTACTTCGTCATACGCCCATACCTTATCTCCAACTTCAACTTCTGAAATTGGCTTTTTATACGTATCAAAGTCAATAAGAGTATCAGCGGAAAAGCAGCCTCCACCACCACCGCCGCCTTCAATTAAAGGAACTTGTTTATCATCTATATAAATAATTGTCATTTAATACATTATCCTGTTGTAGTAATTTCTTCTATATTACTATAAATTACATCCCTGGCAAAGATAACATCACTTTCTCCGTGCTGAAGGGTTTCAACATGCCCACTTAACATTTGACCAGACACTCTTGGTCTTCCATATATTAGAGGAATACCACTATTTGGATCTGTGGTATTCTCCATTGCGTCAAACATATCATTATTTCTTCTTTGTTCGGAAGAATTAGATTGTTCTGCTCCTGATTTAGGAGTGGGCTGCATTAACTGCATCATTCCACTCAGAGCTAACTGTATACCCATTTTTAATACTGTAGACTTTTTTAGTCCGACACCAGCTGCGATAGGACCTGCAAAAGCTATGATTACAACAGCAGCAACAATCATTAAAATAGGTAGTAACTTTCTACCGCCTCCACCAACTAAGGGACAGAGAGTTAATTCTAATCCTTCTTCTTTTATACCAAATTCAAACTCTTTTTTTGTTACTAGTTCTCCATCAGGCTTAACATACACTAAATTTTCTTTGTGTAAATTTTTAGTAGCGATATGAAACATATATCTACGCATTTTAGGAAATAGTACTGCTATAGCATCTTTTAGATCAGAGATACTAGAAACATTAAAACAGTGTCTTTCAACTCCCGTAAACTCCTGAAGAACGGGATGAAAATTTAAAGTTATGAGCATACACTTTCCTCCGTAAATTTTTTAAACTGTAAAAACTCTCTATCATTTAACCAGTATTCATAAAAAGTACCATTTAAATTACCAACTACAAATTTATATTGACGGTATACAGCAGAATATTTATCTTCCTCACTTGGAAGCTCGTCGTGATGTAAAGGATGGCTATGAAAAATACCCCAACAGTCATTTGCATACTTAAGAAGTTCTGTGGGGTCTAAAATAAAACTTTCTTTAGGAGAGGAACTAAGATTTTTACATGGAATATATGAAAAGTCTTTAGTAATAATACCACAACATTCATGCTCTGGCTCTACTTTCATATGAGCAGTAAAAGCTTCTATTAATTTGGCATACCTATCCATCTATGAATCCCCATCGTATATTGTTTAAAATAATTACCATAAACAGCTATGTGTGATTTATGGTTTTGAAAACTATGTAATATTTTTCCTTTACCAATATAAATAGCTGCATGATTGGTAATTAAAGAAGATCCCAAAGTCATAGTAATAACATCAAACTCTTCTGGATCAGTAACTTTTTTCCATCCATACTCTTTTGTGCCGCCTTTTTCAAAAGGTCTTTCAAAAGTAGCATCATACCAATAATCACTTACAGTATTACACCAGTCTCTAGAAGTATAAGGTATCTCTATTCCTAATTCTTCTTTATAAATATGAATAATTAAATTAAGGCAATCTATTCCTTTTTTAGGGTCTAATCCCAAATGTTTAAAAGGACAGCCTACGTATTTATTCCATTCCACCGCCATATACTTGCAATCTGATCTCTCCATTCTTGTGTTAGCACGTCTATGTGAGAGAATCCCCCTTCTGGTAAATGAATAAACTTGTTCGCCCATAGATACAACCCAAAATGGGTAGGAACCAGACGACCTGATTTAAATATTATTACATCATATTCTTGCAAATCTGTCAAGTTAACTTTTGTAGCAACCGTAGATGCCCAAGTTTCTAAGGAATCCACTGAAAATCGTTTCATCCACTTTCTTCCATCTTTTGGTTTGCCTTCTGGCAAGTCTAAGTATTCCCATAATCCATCGAATACATTAGAACTAAGCTCGTTTTTATAAATAGAATCTATTAGGGTAATACAGTTATTTTCTGTATAATTATGATTTAACCCTAAATATTTATTGTACCGTAAGTCCATTATACCAATCTGCTAACTGAGGAACTACGTCAGTAAAATTTTCATTCCTGTTTCTATCTAATAGTCCAGTATTTTTCTTAAACAGAGAAGATAATTTTTCTTTATCAGGTAGTTCTCCTTTCATATATTTTAACCAGTCAGACATATGACGTATATCCGACATATGTAAATCTTTTTTATTATTTTCTATAAAATTTTTATAATATAATAAAATGTTTCTTTTTTCATTTTCAGGTAATATTTGTAGAGAATAATATGATGGAGTAACTAATGTGGTTCCAAATACAGGAATATTTTTTCTTTTTCCCCACAAAAGTAAGTCAGGCATAGAGTATATAGTTAAAATTGACACTACAGAACTAATAGTAGTGACATAAGGTCTAACTTTTTCTACGTTATTCTCAAAATCTTCCCACACTAATTCTTTTCTAGCATACTCTGATACGTTTTTATACCCATCACAACTAGTCCACAAGTTTACTTTTTTAAATTTTTTCCATAAATCTAAAAGATCATATTCTTTAAATTTTAAAATAGATAGGTTAGTGTTATACTGAACATTTATATCAGTTTTACCCTTAGAAATTAAGTACTCCAGTATTTTATAATGTTGCTCTAATACTAAAGGCTCTCCTCCTGCAAAATATAAAACTTCTAAATTAGGATATATTAACTCTAATCCTTCCCAAAACAAATCATTATCCCACCGCTCCTCTTTTTTACCTTGAATTGAAAATAAATTTTTACCTTCTTTTATCCAAGCAGTACTAGAAGCAGGACCGCAAGTTCTGCACCTAAAATTACAAGTATTTCCTACTCTAAAATCTATATAAGGAGGGGGAGGAGGGGTAAGGGTTTTTTGTAGGTATTCTTTATGCTTCCAAAAATTGTTAGCGTTATTCTTTGGATTTTCATAAACACCTAACTCATCTTTTTTAAAGCAAGGATTATAACACTGTTCTGGTATTTTCCCTTCTAAAAAAGATTTTCTTAATTCTATGTATGGAGTTCCATGCCACACATCCATAATAGGTTGTGTATTATCTCCTAAAGAATCTTTATTTGAAAAAGAATCTGAAAAGCAACAGGCTTTATACTCCCCTCTCATATTACCATGTAAATGAATCCAAGGTAATATACATCCTTTTATTGCCATTATTGTTTAGGTATCTGCCTTCCTGTTCCTGGGAACCCTCCAAAATGAATTGTATTATTTCTAATACGACAAGCTTCATAAGATTTACCACACTCATCATCTGCATCAGAGACAGCTAATACATTATTAGCAAATATTGGGTCCGCATTAGATTTTTTCTCAGGAAAAGTACCGGGAATTGTAAGCTCTCCGGGTCCTGGGTATTGACACTCAGAGCCTTTGTACACCCATTGACAGGTATTTTTATAATATTTCCTTTTAGGAAGTTGTAGTTTAAAATATTGTAACCAGCTTGTTAATTCAAACTCTGCTTTTTCTTGATCTAAGCCTCTTAAAGCAGTAATTTTAAAAGTGTCTTTTATATACGCCTCCTCATCATGGTCATCATTAACAACATATAAGTTTTGATTAAGTACTCCTCCGTCTAAATTATCTGATAAAAAGAATATTCTATCTTCTTGAATATCACTAATTTGAACAGTAGAAGAAGTCTCTGTTTTAACATTATCTCCAACTCTGTAAGGGCCACCATTTAAAACAGATACCACGTTAGCGTTTACAAAATCTAATTTTGAGTGTTCAGGCCAGTAACGTAAATGAGAAGCAAATGTAGTTCTAATCTCTACCACCGCTCCTAACAAATCTCTACTGTCTGCTTTTAAATTTCTCCATGTTTCGCCTTCTTTAACAGCTTCATCATAAGTCCACGCAGAATTAACTTTTCCATAAACTGTATCTACAACTGTTTGATCAAAGTGAGTATTACCTGTAACAGTTCTAGGATCAAGGCCATAAACTAATTCTCCGTTAACATACCCTTGAGCAGAGTTAGAAGTAACATTTCCTACTAAATAAGGATTCTCAACAAAAACAGTAATTAAATTATCATAGTTAGACATTGTAAAAGTCACACGGTCAATAGTACCGTCAGAAGAAGTGTTAATTCCATCTACTTCTACTGGGTAGGGAATATAACTTTGTGAACCAAAAGAAACATTATATTGTAGATCAGAGTAAAAATCTCCAATCACTTCTGCAATTCTAATTGGCATATCAGTAGGCCAAGAATAACCCTCTCCTGAACCGCTTGGATTACCTTGCTTATTAGGAGGATACCACTCCCCAGGGTAATAAATATCTATAAGTCTAACAATAGGAGGTTGTGTATAAGAGTTTAAGGTAGCTATGAAAGGACTATTATTAATAGCACTAACTGTTGAAGTAGCACTTATTTGTGTATTACCAAATTGAGTAGCAGAGGCTTGATAAGTTCTAGCTTCTGTGTTACCTGTTTGTCTTCTAACTAGAACTGTGTTAGCACCTGGCAGAGCAAAGTCTCTAAAAACAACTTTAGGAGACTCAAAATACCAGTCAGTTTCGTGTCGATATCTGCCCTCTACAAATATGTCTAATTCGGTATTAGCTACCGGGATAGTATCGCCAGTTAAAGTAAACTCATTTGAAGTAGCAGTAGAAGAAAAAGACTGAACTGATAAGACATTAGAAATTAAATAATGATTACTAGTAACAGTTTCACTTACGTTATACTCTTGAAATAAGTTTGACATTTTAACTTTAAGATTATTAGTAGCGGTATCAACATTAGAAATATAACCAAACGCTTTAGAAGTTAGTCCTAATAAAGTATTTCCGTTTTCAAAATCAGAAGCATCTGCTACTGTTATAATATAATCGTAAAGCCGACCAGACATTAACCAAAATCCTCTTTTATTTTAATCTTAACGGTGAAGAAATTATCTGTTAGAGCAGATCCTCCAGAAATTACTTGATCAATCTCTAAAGGACCTTCGAACCTAGCTCTAACTGTTCCAGAAGAATTAATGTGTGCTAAATCAAAGGTAAAAGTTTCGAATTCTCCGCTTCTTTGTGTGTAAAAATCTTCTATGGCTTGCTTTTCTACTCCAGTTATATTTGTATATGTCAACTCAAAACCTCTTCTAGGTCTGCGAGACATTAAACGCCTTTTTTCATATCCTGACTGAGTTTCAAATTTATTTACTTTAAACTCTCTATCTAATACAAAACCATTTGAGGGTTTTCTGTCTCTCATATCTGCAAATCTTCCAATAGAATCTACTTGAGGAACAAGAGTTCTAATTTCAAGAGTAGTATTAGCATAGTCTACCTCTCCATCGTCTATAGCAGGTGCGATGGGTAAATCAATACCGTTTTCTCCTAAAGTTGCACTTGGGTAGGTAAAAGAATCGGGATTTTGAAATAGCCCAGATAGAGTAACAAAAATAGAGTTAGAATCTTTTGACGCCATCTGACCGAGTGCTGCGGTAGGAAGAGAAAAAGCTGTTTGAACTCCGTTTAAGAGATACACATTAGAATCAATTGTAGTAGCTGAAGTATTAGAATAGTGTGCATAGTATACAGCAGGATAAGAACGTGTAACTCTAAATCTATTTGGTAAATCTATAGTTCTAAGGATCAACTCTGTAGCACCGGGAGCGGCAATAAAAGTTATGGACCCTCCTGAGTTTGATAAATAATAAGAAGAAACGTCTTGAGTAACACCATCAATAGTAACAATTACCTCTCCCACAAAAGAAATAGTAGAAGGTAGGGGAAATTCAGTTGTTGCGCCAGTTGTAGTATATGTTTTCTGTCCCACAGTTCCAAAAGCTGTTAAGGATACTGTAGCGTCATCAGGATATGTAGCCATAGTTTATCTCCGTAGTGTTCTCCATTTTAAGTTCAATCTTCTTTCTTCTATTTCTTTTACTTTTAGCGCAGTTGTGTTAAAGCTAATAGTATATCTTTCTTTTGCCTTGGTAGGCGTTACAAAATGATTTAAATAACTGGGGAAAACAACTAACAAATTAGTTTTTGGAACAATAGTTATTTGATCACTTATTTCCCTATATTCTTCAAAATTGTCAGGGTTTAATAAGGTCAGAGGGGAGTGGTTTTCTTCATAAAAAGGATAGTAAGCACCACTAACAATACTGTGAGGGTGGTTGTGTTTTAAAACTTCTCCCCCTTGCCCCAGTTTATTAAACCAACTATTAGTTATAGAAACTTTGGAAATTTTCATCTTATCACAATAGTTAATACAACAATCTGCAATAAGCTTTTTTAATTCTAAAAATTCTTCTAGCTCTAGAAGTGTTTCATCTCCAGTTTTCAAACTACTATAGCCATTATAAATTAAAGAATGAGGATTAGTCTCTAACTTTTTTAAATTATTTAGTATTTGGTTATTATTTATTTCTAAATTATAAAGACCAATAGAAGCTGAAAATATTTTTTCTATCATCTAGCGTTCTGTCTAATACTCCTTCTGATAGGTCCATTAGAGTTTAAATCTTTTGTTATGATTTTAATAATCATTGCTTCCCCGTCCATTTTTGTATCGGCCTGCGCTTCTTTTGGTTGACCAGTATTTTCAACTTGAACTTTAACAGGGGGCATATTATTTTGTTGAGACTTTCCAGAATTCATAGCTTGCATAGCGGGAAGTCCTGCTGCATCAACAGCACTCTTTCTCATCACAAACTCACCTGGCTCTAGTAAAGCTGGAACACGGTCTCTCATGACCGTTCCACCAGAGTTCATCTGTCTAATTAATCCTCCACTAGCCACAAGTATACCGCCAGCTGCACCAATACCCATTAAAGAGCTTGCTGCAGGTGCAGTAGCAGCTGCGCCACCGCCACCAAAGAAACCACTAATACCACTGAATATACTTCCAAATAGTCCTCCGCCTCCTCCAGCGCCGCCACCGCCAAGGATGCCAGAGAATAGGCTTCCAATAGACTTCACCAAACCAGAGCCAAAATCTCCTAGTTTACCGATTACGTCCATAATACTCATATTTAGTAAGGGAATTTTTCCGTTTAGTAAGTTAAATCCACCAGTAGTTCCTGCAACAGCCTCTGTGGTTCCTACAAGACTATTACCTAAACCTTTAGAAGCATCTCCTGTTTCTGCTAATAGTCCTCCAAAATCATCTTCTTCGGCAAATATATTAGCATCAGACTGTTTTAGAACATCTCTATCTGCTCCAGCTTGTCCAAGTACTCCTTGTGGTCCTAGCCCAGCTCCAGAAGTAGTAACTAGAACAGGTCCTGTTTGACCAACGATCATTACATTAGTAACTGATCCAAAAACTTCAGTAAGGGTCTGTGACTGCTTTTGAAGAGCATCGCCTGTTACTTTAGCCACATTTTCATTACCTTCATTAATACTTTGTGCTAGTGTTTCAAACTTTTTAGCCTCTTCTAATTTAGCATCAGGTAAGACTAAATCTCTAATAAATCCTCCGATAAAATCTTTTACAGGTTGTAAGACAAACTCTTCCATAAAAGCCTTTTGAGTATCTGCAAGAATCTTTCTCACCATGTCTTTAAAGCCTTGCTTAAAGTTATCCATAGTCAGAGTTCCGTCATTAATAGCGTCTAACAGTTTATCCATACCATCGGCTAGATTATCGCCTATAATACCAGCAACTTTGTTAGCAACTTTAACTAGCTTGTCTCCTAAAATTTCGGATAGTTTATCAAAAGATGCAATCGCTTCTTTAGCAGCATTTACCTCTCGTTCTGCGGCAGCTACTTTATCTTTAGAGTTTGCAATCGCTAAATCTCTTTCTCTGGTAGCGGAAGCAATACTAGATTTTTTTGTTTGCTCTAGTATTTGACCTTCTATTTGTAATGCTTTTAGCCTTTCTTTTTCTATATCTAAATTGTTTTGAAGAATCTTCTTTCTATTTTCTAGATTAGCCTTTTCATTTTTAAACTGTCTCTCTGCTTCTGCTATTGACTGAGTAGCAGCATCTTCTGCTAATTTTGTCTGTGTCTTAAAGATAGCTTCAGAGGTAGACTCTGCTGTATTAGCAGAGTCTACTAATTTTCTAGCTCTTTCTGCAAGATTATTAGTACTAGTTGTAGTAGCCTCGATCTGAGGAGCACCCCCAGATGCTGTAGCCCCAGGCATTCTAGATACAATTTTATCAAATCCAACTAAGAACCCATTAAATACAGTTCTCATAGCTTCAGGATGCTTCTCAAGAGCTTCTACTTGAATTAACAAGAAGTCGGCGTCAGCTTTTATTTTCTCTATCTGAAGATCACGAGATTGTTTTGCTGCCTCTGCCTGTGCGATAGCAGCTGCTTTTGTTTCGTTAGCTATCTTTATTCGATCTGTTTTATCTGCCTCTAAACCTTTCGTACCACGATTCTTAAGAGCATCTAACTCTGCTTGAGCAGCACGTTGATTTTCTTGAATTTCTTTCTTGCGAAGGTCTAATAGTGCTTTACCTTTTTGAAACTCTAGTTCTGCAATAGCTTTTCTTTCAGTAAATATCTTTTTAGCTGTTTCTATTTCTTTTTGAGATAGTCTTTTCTGCTCTTCTAAAAGTTTTTCAGCTTTTGTGACATCCAGTTCTAGACCTTTTCGCTCTAGTGCTCGTCTATCTGCATCAGAGAATAGATTAGAGAAAGCACTCTGAATCTGAGATTGCTCAGACAGCCTTAATCTAGCTCTACGGTCAGCGTCTTCAATTCTAGCTTTTATTCTACTAGACTCTAGTTGCTCTAATTGTAATTCATATTTTAACTCTTCTATTTTTTCTCTTTTTTGTGCTATCTGAAGATCCAGTTTAAGATTAGCAACTCTAACTCTCTCTTTTTCAAGAGCGAGATTAGATTTATTTAAGTCTGTTGTACGTTTTAGAGCTGATTCCTCATCTTTTATAGCATTAGCCCTATTTTTGATAGCATTTTCTGCGCTTTGTATTGTAAGTTGTCCTCTTAAAGTATCGAGCTGCTGTGTTAGCTGTTTATTTAACTTTTCAAGTGCTTTTTCCTGCTTATCTATTTCAGAAGTTAGTTGAGGGTATCTTCTTGCTAAAGATTCGAGACTTTTTCTAGCTCTATCTTTTAGTACATTATTGTCACCTTCATACTTAGTCAACTCTACTAAGCTTCTTACAGAGGCTTCTCTAACCTCGCGTTCTGTTCGAGCCAGTCTTATGCTTTCTTTTGTAATCATAACAAACTGTGCTCCCTGTTTAAGAGCATCGGGAGGGAATAGTTTATCAAATTGATCACCAATAGCTTTTATAGCCTGCTGTTCTTTTGCTGCAAATATTAAAGCTTCAATAGCGCCTGTTGCTCCGTTTGCAGTATTTTCAGCTTTTTCTAATTCTTTTCCAAGAATATTAATTGCTTTTGAAAGCTGCTCAGTACTCATAGTTCCTGCTTCTAGTTTTACTGCAAACTGAGCTATTTGAGCGGCTCCATCAATTGTTTTATCCTTTCCTAGTTGTATATTTAAAAGAGCTAAAGAATCTACAAATTGTGCTGCCGCTTCATCTGTCTTTTCATATTGATTACCTAAGCTTTGAAATACCTCTTGTAGTTTTGTCCCTGCTACAGCAGTTCCATCACCAACAGCTGTAAAATAATTTTCTACAAATTGACGAGCTAATTGTCCTGCCGCAGTTTGACTATCTCTAACAGATTCTTCTAACCCTTTATTTTTACGGGCAATCTCTGCTTGTTTTTCAAGAGTTGCTTTAAACTTTTGTAAAATTACATCATCTAGATTACGATACTCTTTTTTTACTGCTGCAATCTGTCCTTCTATAGAAGCTTTCTGGATAACTGGAGCGATTCTTCTTAAAATTTCTGCTCTTTTTTCTGCACCATCTAGATCCATCTGACTTACTTCTCTAGTTATCTCTCTCAATCTTTGACGGACTCCACTAGTATCGACTATGCCCATTCTTTGTAGCATGGCAGTCCCTGTACTAACTTGACGAGGGTCAGAGAGTTTATCTATTGTTTGAAGAGTTTTTTGGAAAGCGTTTGATATCTTTGTAAGTCTAGCTCTAACCTCTTCTGGCGAGGCTTCACCAGAACCAAAAATAAAAGAAAACTGACCTCTTCGTTCTTGGGAAGTAGTAATCTGAGACAAAACATCTCCTAGTCCTGACATTTGTTGAGTAGCTGATGTAACAGCCTCTGCAGCAACTTTAGCTTTTTGTGCTCCTTGTCGGAACTTCTCAAAGAATTCTTGTACTTTTTTGCCTGCTCCCACTAAAGGATCAACCCCAAAAATTAGCTTACCGAGAGTAGAAGAAATAAGTTGAATGATACTAACTACAAAAAATATTTTAGAAATAGCACCTATAAATAGATTAACACCTTTAGCAGCTAGGCTAAATGCTTTACCAGCAAAAGAAGCAGTTTTAGAAGCAAATAAAGCTGCTCTACCTAACCCCTGAACCCCTTTAGAAGCTGCTAGAGCAGCTTTTTCTAAAGTTGTTAGAGTACCTGTATTTTTTTTAAGAATAACATCTAACTGCTTCATTTGAGCGGCAGTTATATTTCCATCTTTTGCTAATTTTAAAAGACCTTGCGCAGCTAAACGCTCTTTTTGTGTTAGTCCGGCTAGTTGTCCTGTAAGACCTTTAAAACTTAAATCTACTTTTTTTAAAGATGCAGTTAGTTTAGCGGCTCCTTGTCCTCCTGTTTTATCAAAGAAATTAGAAACAGATTGTCCTACTCTTTCAATAGAAGCACCTGCATTGCTTAAGCCTTCTTTGGCTACTTGTCCTAGTTTTCCAAATACTAAGCCTCCTACTAACCCAACAGAAGCTAAAACATTTAAAAAATTACCTGAGATAAGCTCAATAAACGGCCCAAGCGCAGACGCCACAAGACCCCCAATTTGAGTGATCAAATCTTGTACTTGTGCAGATAATTGTTCAAAGGTTTTAATTGTGGAAGAAGCTTTTTCATCTATAGCAGCGTACTTATCAGTTCCTTGTTCAATAACTGCATTAGCAAAAGCTTGAGATCGTTCAAAGGTAGTTAGGTCAGAAGAGGCTTTGCCGATACTTAAAGCATACTTTTTAACCGCATCATCTAAACGCACAATAATACCAAGTTCGTCTAAGATTTCTGGCTCGATCTTAGCAACACCTCTTGATAACCTACTTAAAGAGTCGGTTAAATCACGACCTAATGCTTTAGAAGCTTTTACAGCAACTAGAGCAAGACCTTCAATTTGTTTGGAATCAAATCCAGAAGATAACTGGAAGTTAGCGACTTCAGCTGCCTGAGCAATTGATAGCTGACCTTGAGTAATCTTTCTAAGATTACCGATGATAGAATCAGCGCTTTCACCTACAGCAGCGGCCAGAGTTCTAGTACCTGCAATAGTAGCCTCTGCTCTAGAAGCTCTCTGTAAAGCACTGAATGCTTGTGTAATAGCAAAAACGTTAGCGGCAGCACCAGCATATGCTGCAACTAAACCACCAAGACCCGCTGATTGTGCGGAAAACTGACGCCCTGCAGAAGCAGAAGCCTGACCAAGACGAGTTTGAGCTTTTGTAACATTTTGAGTAGAGGTAGCAGCTTTTTCTGCCCCCTTTGTTACAAACATCGTCTCAATGATATTTCTGATACTTGCCACTAGCGTTTCACCTTTGAAGCAGCTTCTCTAGCTTTACGTTGTTGCTCGTAATGAGTAGCAGCTTCTACAACACAAACTTGAAGAAGATCAAAAACTTCTTCACTGTCGTCGATTTTATATATACGCATTATGTCTCCTAGACCTGCGTAATCTTTACCTAACCATATACCATTCATACCTTCTATTTTGTCAGGTAATGCGTTAAATAGTCTTAACGCTTGTTGTGCTTCATAACTTAAATCATGTACCTCTGGCGGCATTTCATCAGGGTTAGGATCCCAGCCCATCTGTTCACACATTAACAGATACTGGTCCTGGGTCATTCCCCCTGCTTGGAAGTTGTGCCGGAGGTACTTTTCGAGTTTTTTGCGTCTTCAGCCTTTTTACTAATCGAAAATTGTTCATAGTCATTCATGGCATCAGTAACAAACTGATCAAAAATAGTAGAATTTTGTAGAAGATCAAGTGCATCTTCTTCTGAATAGTCTACTGCCTCATCTTTATCCATAGCGCTAATATCTACTGGAAGAAGTTTTGGAAGAGAGCCTACTTTAAGACCGCTCCATCCTTTAATAGCTCTACGAGCATATTCTTCAATAAACTTATCGTTATCAATTTCTTCTTCTCGTTGACGAGTGCGCTTATTAAATTTGTATGTAAGACTTGCATTTCTAATCTTCATTAGGTCGTCTCGACCAAGATAAACTAGGTTAACTACAAAACCTTCAATATCAGGAAACTCTACGTCAATTACTGTTTCCTTAGCCATTAAGTTTGAGATTTTACTCATTTATTTTTCCCCTCTATATTAATAAAAAGGGTGCTCACTATAGCTTTCAACGCCTGTCAAACTGAGGGGGCAAGTTTGACGTTTGTTAATAGTGAGCACCCACATGGAATTAAATTTTACCCCCTCAAAGTTCATTTAATTTACTTTTCTACAATAAGTGTCATTTCATCTCCAGTACCCTTAGTTGTTTCTTGGGCAAGGAAGTTGACAGAAACACCAATCACATCTTCAATAGCATGAACTGGAAGTTCGAACTGAACTCTCGGCATATTAATGGAAAAGAATGGTGCAGTTGCGCCGCCAATTTTAAGGTTAGCGTTAGAAGTAGCTGCAGAAGAGGTACGACCATCTTCAACAATCTGCTTCAAGAACTGAGCTGAGTTATCTGAGCCACCACGTAAGTATGCACTTAGAGATCCAGAAATTGCACGAGCACCGGCAAACTGACCAATTGGTGAGTTAAGAGCTGCTAGTTCTTCTGGTGTTAAGTATGTGATGTTGTTATTGTAATCAAAACTGAGTGCTGTAACTGGGAATGTAAAGTCAACCCCTGCTGCAGTTGCACTCTCAGCGTGCTTAACATCAATTGTTGAAAGTCTATTCTTAATGAAGCTGGCTGATGAAATTGTGCCAGAAACATTATAAGAGTTCCAAGGATGATATGAAGCTTCAGCTGTCATTGCATACTGGTTAGAGTTGGCTGTTACATCTGTACCAGCATTTAGAGTTCCGCCGAATACAGAAACAGCATTGTTTCGTTTATCATCGCGAAGCTCAATCAAGTTTGTTCCGAATCCTGTCCAAGTGGTCGTAGCAATGCCATCAATTGCGGCATCAACAGAACCTTGGTTAACAGTAGCGTTAGAAACCTGATAAAAAACGTTATCCATTTTAAAGTATAGATGGTATTCAACTGCAGTAGCGAAGTTAGAGGAATGCTGGAATACATTTGATCCAGCAGCTCGTTCGCTAAGTGCAAATTTACCATCAGCCTGCCAAGTACTCTGAAGTGCTGATCCAGAAGCAAAAGCAGTATTACTCATTAGTGCTTGCCACATAAACCAATCAGCACAAGGCATAGAATTACCTTCAGCAGCCTTATTTGAACCACCTGCGGTCTTTGTAAGACCTGTTGGCTTTAGATAGGCCTGGAAGTTCCAGTCAACTGGGTTTAGGGCAGTATTAAATCTTTGTTGTGAACGATCAGGTGTTAGACCACTTTCGAGTGATGTAATATCCTGAGTTGCAGCAGCCTGTGAAACAGCATAACCAGCAAGAATTTCTACTTGCCATGTGTTTGCAGGAGTCAAGGCTGTTACTTCGGCACCGCTGGCGATATCAACGGTGGACATAAACACTTTTGTGTTTCTTTGTAGGTTAAGTTGGGCCGACATTTAATTTAACTCCTTATATATTTAATTGGTATCTTGCTAAAATATCAATTTCTAGTATGCCAAAGGGAGCTACTAAACCTTCATCTGTAGAAACACCTTCTATTATCATATCCAGTATTCCGATACTTGATCTATCTCCTAAGTTGTATACAACATGTTCTATATCATCTGCTAGACTTTCTGCGGTTGTTATAGGGTTTTCTGCTCTAACATAGGAACGAACATTTATGTTTAGTTCTCCAGTAGTTAATCCTGCGGTATCGTAAATTCTGGTTTCTGTACCTGCATTTACGCACACTGTAGGAAAATCATTTATTTCGTCTAAAAATCTCATACGACGAAAGCAATTATTAGAAATGTTTAAGTTATAGGTATATGAAGCGTCAAATGTAGAAACATCACCATTTATCTTCTTTAGCTCAGATACCAATAACTCGGTTATCTCTTTTCTTCGACTTAACGCCATTTATTTTCTACCTTTTCATAGTATAGCAAATTGACTTTTATAAAGCAAATTTTAAATTCTCAAAACAGACTCGTGCCCAGTTTAAAAACCTCTTATAATTCTAAAACGTTCTCCATACACTCTTTTTACTACTTCTCTTATAGAACCTTGTAGCAAAAATCTAGGTGCTCTAGCGCCTCTTTTCTCATGTACACGATAATTAGGAGCATAGTAATATTTAATCATATTGCTTCTTATATTTTGCATTACTTTAATTGATTCTACAAATTGACCAGTTCTGTAAGTTAGTACAGTAGGACTGAGAGGCTCTCCTCGTTTTGGTCCTTTAGGCATTCTGCGCTCTGTCTCCTGCTGTACTAAAGCAGTTAATTGAATATCAGAAATAACTTTTAATCTTGTAGCAGCTTTTTTTCTTTTTGTCTTGGCTACTATACTACCTTTTCCTAAAAGAGCAGATCCTTTATCATATTCAATTACAAATTGACCTTTCATTTGACTATTTAAAAACCTAATTACTTGAGGAGAAAATTGAGCAAATTCTGCTGCTAAATCTCTTGCCAGTTGGCTACTAATTTTCTTTAGTTCCACATCTAAACGAGCATTTGCTTTGTTGAGAGAATCTCTAACTTCTGCTTCCGTAAAATATATTTGAAAAAATACTTCGCCTTTTTTACCTTCTGTTACTTTTATTTTAGCTCTGGGGTTACGGCTTATTTGTTTCCATGACCACCCGATTGATTTTACTATCCTTCTATTACCAACTTGAATAGGAACTCTAATATTTGCAGATTTTAGTTCAAAGTTTTTTCTTAAAGCAATAGCTGCAGGAGAGCGGCTTTTATTTAAAAAAGCTTTTAACCCGCTATTATCATTTTTTAAAGCTAGTAGTTGAGAAATAAAAGATTTTGAAAAATTCACATCTTCTTCTACTGATTGTGTCATACCAGTAGCATCAGTCACAAAACCTGTTAATAATCTACTAGTACGCCTTAAATTAATGCCCTTACCTCCGGCCACTCCTATTTCTCTAGCCCTAGTAACTTGTCCAGAGGCGTCTACTCTTGTAGAAATAGCTTTACCTTCTGATATAGCTACCTCTCCTTCTTCATCATAGGTTATAAAATCAGGTATGACACCAGATCCAGCTTTACCTTTTATAATAGTACCACCTAAATTTTCGACAACGGCTCTATCCACAAGATTAGATAATCTAGAGTAGATACCAAATAAAGCTCTAGATAAAGGTTCATTGTTAGGTTTTAGATAAAATCGAGCAGGGCCTATTTTTTGTCTAGAATTAAATAGTAAATCTAAAGCTTGTGGCCCTTTAAAAACTCTTCCATCAGGACCAGTAACTCTTACATTATTGACCACATTAAGCATTAAATGATCACTCTATATAAATCTAAAATACGCCGGATATGAGGGGGAAAATTAGAACTTAACTGTCTATCCTGTACGTTCTCTCCTTGAAAAGTGAAACCTTGAGATTCTTGACGGTCTTTATGAAGCATTTTAGCATAATCCATAGTAGCCATTAAAAGGTCATTAGGAACACTGCCAGAGTCATACCCAGATTTATAAGTTACACGGACTCCACGAGGATAGTTTTTAAATACAGCAGCCCCTACAATTGTAAGACCGAAGTCTCCTGTTCCATCTCCAATATTCTTGGTAACTTCACCAGTATTAGGGTAGAATAAAAAGTCTTCTACAGAAGCATGATCATCAGCAAAATCAGAGTTATCATTAGCACCATCAAAATGAACTAGTAAAACAGTGTCATCATCTGTCGCATGTTGATAAGAAGGAGCAGTAAAAGCAGAAGTGTGTCTTGCTACATGAGAAATACGAGTTTCATCAATAAAACCATTAAAATATTTATAACTAGAAGTCACGTTCTGACGAGCAAATTCTAATTGAGCAGAAATGTCAGGCATTACATTAGAAGTAGTTTGTGAAGCGATAGAAGTTCCATCTCTGTACAAGTTCCAAGAAGAGCCTGATCTTACGATTTCTACATGATGAAAAGTATTAGCTGAGTAACCAGTTGATGCTGCGTGTGTTACATTTACAACCTCAGTACCTCCAAACACTGCTCTAAATGTAAAGCCATTTGTAGTATCATAACCGAGGGACCAAAGATTATCTGCATCTGCAGCTTGTGAAATAAAAGTAGTATTTGCAGAGTAAGAATTTGATCTCACTTGCATATCAATAGTAAAATCGGAATCTCCAAAATACCAGTCATTTGAATCTGCTAAAAATATAAAATCATCAGAGCCGTCAAAAAACACAGAGGAGTCCCCGAACTTTTTATATCTAGTTTTTAAGACGGGTCCTCCACTGCGAGTTAAAGTATGGTTTGAATCAATTCGAGTTACTGAAGATCCGTCTGATTGTGGGTTATTTAATTTTCTGTAAGCAGTACCATCATATTCAGAAATAGAGTGTACATTTTGTAAGGGAAGTCGGGAAACAAAAACTGAAGACTTTCCGCCATCAAAAACTTCTGAATAAGAATTACTTAGAACTTCGTGTCCAATGTAATTTTCTACCGCACCACAAGCAAAAGAAATAAGATTGCTGAGTCTAGCATCTTCATTAGAGCTTGTAATATTTAGATAATTTTTTATCTGTGCTAAAGTTACATATGGATATTTACCATAATTGCTAGACATTTCTCACCCCTTTTTATTTAGTAACGATTGTTGTTTTTGGCTTAGCTGCTGCTACAGTCTCTACGGAAGTAGCGCTAACCACCTTTTTCTTAATTGGAGCAGGAGCTGGTTTAGAAGCAGCTTTAGCTTTTTTCCACTCTTCAATATACATATCGACTTGTCCTAGGCCATTTCCGCGTTTCATAAGAATAGAACGGGCCTCATCTTCATCGTCAATATTCATAATTTCGTCAATCATTAAAATTATCTCCTTGTTTTATAGTAAGAAAGGGAGGCAGATAAAACTACCTCCCTCTCCCTTAAAGGTTAATCAGAATCTATGCTAATCTAAATTAGGCAAGGGTTCTAATTGTTGCAGCGTAGCCGTAGGTGGTTGAAACGTTTGCACCTGCGCCTGAGCCAGTGGTTGAGAGAGCCTTGAAGTCAAAGCGTGTGCTCATATACATCGCTGTGACCTGCTGGCGGGGTTCGTACTCGCTCTCGATCTCCATACCACGTCGTTCTGCGATCATCCAGCCTGGCTTGTAGACTAGAGCACCGATGTCGGCTGAGTTTGAACCAACGTTATCAAGGAATTCAGTAATAACAACTGGAATACCATAGATTGCACCAACAGAACCTGTGAGGTATGTTGCGTTTGGACCAAACTTGTCAACTGTGCGGAAGTCTGAAGTTGTGACTAGCTCGTTGTAACCTTCAATTGTGGTGAGGTATACGAGGTGATCACCAAGCTGTAGACCATATTTGCCCATAAGAGCGCGAGCTGATGCGATATTTGCGGCAGAAGCCTTTGTATCACCATCGGCGGTGCGAACTGATAGACCGTCTGTAGCAACTTGGTTAACCATTGTGGTAATACCCTTAACAACAGAGGCATAAGTTGATGTGCCACCTGGGTTAGCTGTGAAGCCTGTAAGAGCACCAGTACCACGAAGGATTGCCTTATCAATTGACCGTGATAGACGACGGGTTGCTGCGCGACGGAGGAAGTCGATTAGAGGAAGAACTGTATCCTCTTCTTCGTCCTTGGCAAGATGGGTTGTAACCATGAACTTGTGTGGGGTAAAGTCTACTGACTTAATTGCGTTCTGGTTTGAGGTTGGGACGTTTGTGGTATCACCAACGCCTGTGGCATATGTGCCAGAAGCGAATTGTGCTACCTGATCGTCGGTATCCTCATCGGCTACGGGGACACGGAATGTCTTCGCATCGACCTGGATTCTATCGAACATAGGAGCAATAACGAGCTGCTGCTCCATTTCTTCGTAGATATTTGTTGAGAAGTTGCTTAGGAACTGATCAACTGAGGTGACGGCCTTAATCTGATTACCGAGTTTAGTATCAAATGGGTCACGACGATTGAGAGCCTTAGCAAGTAGGAAAGCATTAGCCATTTCTTTCTCAGAATACTTGCTTGAAGTCTTCTGAGCCTGATAGACATGCTTGCTTTCAGAGATTGCTTTAATCTCGTCTTTATATTTTGCGATCTGAGACTTGAGTTCATCAAGTTCTTCACGAGTTTGACGGGTTGATTCACCGTGGCGGTCAACTTCGTCGGCTTCTTTTAGAACAGCTTCACCAGTCTTTTCAACTAGCTTTTCTGTGTTGTTTTCTCCAACTTTTACACTGGAGACTTCCTCTGCGGCCTTTTCTACAACTGTTTCAGTTGCAGGAGCAGCCTTTTCAGTCTCTAGTACAATTGGATCACCTGCATTTTCGGTTGCCATTGTTTCATTCTCCTTTATAGTCTTAGTAGTCTTATGACCGTTTACTAATAAGGCTAGATCCTTGGAAGTCTCTTCGCCATCGTTGCAGTCAATACTCTTAAGCTTTTCGATGTTATTAATCATCATTTTAGCAATGTGGTAGTTTGTATCATTCCATTCTGTGGATGGGACAGTGGTTAAGTTAATTGTTTTATTCAGCTTTTCCTGTAAAAGTTCACTATTTTTAACAGCTTCGTTATCTTTTACTGCATAAAGCTCTTGTTCAGAAAGTGTGACTAGGTTTTCAAAATCTTCTTTAATTGAAGCTCTTTCTCCATCACTTAGACTTTTAAATTCTGTTACTGAAACATCTAAATCAAATTGTGATCCGATGTCCCAAAAATTCGCTACTGATAAATTTTCAGCAGGGATTGTAACTGTATTATCTAATGATTTTCCGTTTAAGTCAACTTCTAAAAATTGAAAAATAGGGTTTTGGGCAGTAGCAATTTTTACAGTCTGATACCTTTTACCCTCACTTTTTACAAAAGCACCATTTTTAATTTGTGCGGTTTCTGCACTAAGAAGATTAACAAAAGGAATTGGCTCATAAGGATCAGATGAAAGGGTTACATCCTCTTCATCATCATCTTCCTCAGATAGTTTCTCAATGTCTACGTCTTCAGCAAGATTGACTTCCTTAATAATTTCCTTCTCTTCTTCTTCAGCGGCAGCAACAATGACTTCTTCTGTCTCGTTTGTTTCAACGTCTTTAGTCATAGTATTCTCCTCTTCAGAATATAGAGTAACAGATGAGTAGTTAGGATTTTTAGACCCACCGTTTGCCTCAGTCTCACTAGGAGACATGGGACGGGCTTCTCCATCTGTCTTATCAGGTGAATCAACATTGTTAGAAGGTTGAACTAAGAACACAATTTCATGACCGTGCCCTTCTGCTTCTTCAATGGTATAATTCACAATTTTGTGATAATGCTTTTGGCCATGAGAGGAATAGGTAGTAACACCATTGCCACTATCATCCATTTCCATAGTATGATAATGACCAGCTTTGTTACCAGTTATTCCGACATAAATGCCTTCCATCATTTTCACTTCGTCTTTTAGACTAGCCTCTTTGAGACTCTTCTTAAAGGCTTCATATTCATCGTTAGATTCAAAACTTTTTCTAACACTGAATAAGCTTTCTTGGTTGCAAGGAACGGATACAACACTAATTTCGTGAAGTTCTACATCAGTAATTTGTGTTGTGTCTGTATTCCGATCATAGCGACCATCCTTAACGCGGAACCCTACAGAAAAGCTCTTTAAAGCTCCGTCATTAATAAGTGTTTGTACACCGTGAAGTTTTTCTGCTGCGTCACTAACATATGCCTCAACAAAAATACCTTTACGATCTACAGAAATCTTTTGAACACGCCCAATTGGTTTATTATGATCGTGTTGATAAAGAAGAACAGGATTTTTGCGATAATAATCAACGCCTTTAGCCCATGCATTGGCAGTAATGATATCACCCGCTCGATCTTTATCGGTGGTGTTAGCATAACCTGCAATAACTAGACCTTTCTTCTTTTTAGGAGCACGTTTCTCAACCGTTAATGGGCTGTATACATGAAACATTTTTTCCATTCTATGTATCCCCTTGTGTAGGATCAGGAGGTGTATCTGTATTATCTTCTGTAGGTCTGCCTCCTTGAGACGGGTCTACAGCACTTCCTGTAATATTTTGTGGTATTCTAATTTCATCGCAATCATCACGATGTTGGAATCTCAAACCTATTCTAGCTTCATTAGGTGTAATAATACCAGTATTTACTAATGTAGAATAGTACATAGCTTGTGTTTTTTCGTCTGACCTGAGAGCAGATACAGCAGCTCTATCAGGTCGAATAATAATATCTGAGTTAAAGAAATGAGAAAATGCACTACAAAACTGTTCAAGAATTGGCATAACAGTATGATTATAAAACAATACTTGGTTAGCTGCAATATTCGCATTATTACCAGACTTTAGAAGAACATATGGAACACCAAGAGCTTTTGCTATATCTTGCTGAACTCTTTCTACAGAGGCTTCAAAGTCTAGTTCAGAAAATTTAATCTGACCAAAAGGACTTAATTGAAGACCTCCATCTAAAATAGCAGGATTTCTAGCCCCGCCATATATAGTAGAGTAGCTCTGTCTCCACTGTTCTAAAAGTCTATCTTTAACTTTTGGACTTAAAACAGAATCAGTCTGTAAAACAATACCTGGGATACCATTATTCTTAAAGAACTGACGCTGGAAGTTAATTAAATAATAATAAAGTTCAATTAATCTTTTAATAGACTTTAGCTTTGGAGCACCTCGGTAGATACTATCTTCATTATCATTTTTAATGTGAATAATCTCATCAGTGTCAAATTTTAGAGCAGATTCTTGTCTCGTTGTTTGCTTACCGTACCCGTATACGCTAGAAGACTGAACATTTCTAACTAAGAAGTTAAAGTGTGAAATAAAAGTCTTCTCATCTGGAATAACTTCCATATCATTAGCAGGTAGTACATAAAGATTAGTGCGATCATAGTAAAAGAAAGCATTACCATCTAACATATAGTCTAAAAATGCTCTACGAAATAACTTAACTCTATCTTCAAAAGGATTAGGAGAACGATTCAAAAGTTTGTCTACTTTTTTTACTGCTCCACCACCTTCTACTATAATTGGAACTTCTATTAAAGCATTTATGATAATATCAATAGATCTATTAACAACTTCTACTTCGCGGTATGCTTGTTCAAAATCAAGAATAGTTTCTGGACTAGCATAAGGCTCTGCAGCTGCCAAAGAGGGCTGGGCAGGGTTAAGTTTTTCTGATATCCATCTTCTCCAACCTGGAACTTCGTTAGCCATTTTTCTCCCTTTGAACATTCAACCAGTTTATAATTTTATTCGCTAAATGATTACTATATCTTTGTCCGTATAAATTGTGTAATCTTTCATGGTGTTGTTTGCAGAGAGTATAAAGATTATCATTACTTAACCGTTGAAACTCATCTTCATAAAACTTAACTCTTAGATCTTTAATGTAATCTACAGAACTAATTTCTTCTATGTTTTCCTTGATACACCAGTCATTAAACAATTGAGATATAGAATAAATATGATGAAGTTCTAAATTATTTTTTTCTTTACAAATAAAACACTCATCACGTAACTTGTAGTCTTTTTTAATATAATCCCTTATATACTTAATAGGAATTCTTTTTAAATCTGCCATTAGAATAACTTTACCAAATACTAAACTTTGTGTCCAATCTTTAATTTTCAGAAGCTAAGAAAGGGGAACGAAAATCCTGAATTACTTTCCATCTTTTACTAAAATGATCAGGATGCTTGTTCAATCCTACTTCTCCCTCCTTTAATAAGGAAACTTCAGTTTTAATTATTTTGGGTCGAGTTTTGTAGTAATCACTCATAGACAAAGATACTTGTATGTCATCTCCTCTATCCTTTGTACCCCAAGGCTCTAAGTAATCTTTCCATATAGTTTTTAAGTGGGGGATAGACACAGATAAACAGGCTCCTACTGCAATATCTGATTCAGTATCAATGCACCACTCACTTGACAAGTCTTCATATTTAGAAACCTTATCTATTCCTGATCTTCCATAAATAGATATAAGTCTATCAGGAGTTTGTCTTATCTCTGTTATCAGTCTCATTATACAATGAAAGCTTGGATTTATATCATCATCTAAAATGATAGCATATTTATAATCTAATTCTTTAGCAAATTTCCAACGCTCAATACACCACCCATTTTTTTCTTTATTTATTACTCCAGCACCTTTAATTTGATGTAGCTTAAAAGAAGGATTATTATTGATGATATAAATTGGTAATTTACCTTTAAATTTTTCTACTAGGTAGTAAACATTACTAATTCTTTTATAGTTTAAGATTATTAAAACAGTATCTTTAAGCATAAATAGAGGCCGAAGTCTTTACATAAGTATAAATACCATACCTAGCAGCATCAGAAGCATGAGAATTATCATCATGAATTGTTTTTGGGTTTTCTGTTCTAGGATTCCATTTATAATTAGCCATTGATGTAAAAGTTTGAAAACCAGTTTCAGAATCAAAAACTAAACGATCATGGTCTATAAGAGCACCTAAATAATTTATACCGTCTTTTACAGACTTTATTGCATTCTCACAAAAAATATCATAGTCATAAGCAAAATCAGCTTTAAGTTGTTGAGCAGCAGAGTCTATGTAAATCATTTCTACTTCCCACTTTTCTTCTAGTTCTTTAATATTTTCTGCAAGTTCTGAGGTTGTTACCTCTCCAGAAATATATTCATCTATAACATAAAAATATTCACCGTCCGTAGCTATTACAATAAAAGCATTTAAATCACGATAACCAACATCAAGTCCTGCAATAACTTCAAAACGGTTAAGATTTTCTTTTACCCAAGTTAAGTCTTGCAGATGACGACTTTCATCTAAGTTATAGACCTGCATTTCTGTAGTAGTCCAATCACACTCATACTCTTGAGCAAACATCTTATTAGAAATAGAACGACGAGCTTCTTCAATATCTTTTACACTTAGTAAAGGATTAGCTCTCCACGTAAATAATCCTGACCCCCAGTCGTCAAACTCTGGGTCTTGTCCACGAAGATAGTAAGAGTAAAGGTAGCTTGTTTTACCACGGGGGGTAGATATAAAAAGTGCCCTAGAATCGGGGTAGGTAGAAAGAGCGGGACGTAAATCACGAGTAAAATACTCATCATCAGGGATGATTGCCGCCTCGTCTACAATTATAAGATGAGCAGCACGCCCCACAAGTGAGTCTCTGTTGTTAGCCGATAGGAGACGGAAGGTAGAACCGTTGATAAGTTTAACAACTTTGTCTTTTTGATTGAACCTATCCACTTCCAGTTGTAAGTTTCTAATGATATCTGTGACATAATCCCAAATAATTGATGATAGAGTAAAGTTAGGAGCTACTACCATCACTTGCTTCCCCGGCTCTAAAAGTTTAGCAAAAGCTAAAATACCAGCAGCTAAAGATTTACCAGTTCTTCTAGCAGAAATATGAGTCCAGAAACGATGATCTTCTAGTCCTTCAACCATCCCCCATTGAGACTCATTAAATTGTATTCCGTTATGTTCTCCTACAACAATCTTATCAAGTAACCTTTCTACAGGGACTTTAAAATATTTATCCATTTACCCTCATTTCAAATAATTAGCTAAAGCTATACCAAGTCCCGCAACAGCGCCGGCTACAGATCCTACCCAAATTAGAGTTTTTAGGCTTATACGACCAGAGGTAGCCATAATTTTTAGTTCATTGATTTCCTTGTGCATCTCTGAGATGTTTTTTGACATATCTGCCATGTTTTTTAATAGTTGCTCATATCGTTCTTGACACACAGCTTCATGTCTAGAAAACTCTAGTTTAGATTGCTGTGTACGCTCATGTAGAGTGTCGATATTCTCATTAATGTCCATTTTTCTACTCCGCATACTCTATCATATTAGAGTACCAAATAGCAATAGTGTAGCGGTTACCCGACTCTATAGGTAGGACTTGATGAGTGTGTTCAAGGCCAGCTTTAAACCCTACGAACATGCCTTTCTTTGGTTTTAATCTATAATTTAAATTTACAAAGTATATATCACCGCCTATAAATGTATCATTTAGATAAAATATACCAGAATATGATCTAAATCTAGTGGGATGCTTTGTTTTTTTAATTTCTTCGTCTACATCTGGTTGCCAACAATTATCAGCATGAGGAGACATATCTTGTCCCTGTCTCCAGACTGTAAGTTCTGTGTTTTCTGGAAAACAATGATCTTGATAAAATGTGTTTATCTCACGTTGTCCTAAAAACCTAGAGTAGTTTAATACCGATGAAACAGTATTATAAGGAGTTTCAGTTGCTCCACGTATATTTTTATAAGCTACTGTCCTATCTTTAAATGCCTCAATTGTTTGAAAAGGATTTACAAAAGCTTGAGGATACTTTTCACAGAACTTTGATAGAAAATCACAACTCTCTTCTGGAAGTGCGTTCTCTACTATTACGAGATCATTCATCTGGTCGTTTTACTCCAGGAATGACTTCCTCTTCATCAATTACCAGCTCTTCTCTAGCTTCTTCTTCTCGTCTTGTATTTAAGTCTTCAATAAAGTCAGACCTTGATTGGTCGAAAAGAAATACGCCTAAAAGTGATATTTCATATCTTTGTTTATCTGCGGTTATAAAATACCGCATTGGATGGTCATTTACATAACCATCTTCTACCAAGTTTGTTAACTTGTGAAATCTTAGTTGTCCCGGTAATTTATACCGGACTGAATATGTTTTCATTCTTACCCTCTTAATTAAGTTTTAATAATAAACTTCACTGCCACACCTGGGTGAGTAACCGTTAGTGCTGGCACTGAATGAGTGTGTCCGTTAACTGTAAGAGAGGGGATAGTTAGTGCTGGAACACTTAATCCTGGGACTGATAGGCCAGGAACACTTAACCCAGGAACTGAGTGAGTGTGAGAGTTAACTGTCATAGCTGGAATTGATAGTGCAGGAACACTATGAGTATGAGAGTTAACTGTTAGAGACGGAATTGAGTGTGCGTGTGCATTAACTGTTAATGCAGGAATAGCATGAGTATGGTTTCCTACGTTAGCTACTGCTGTAACAGCTGCAATGGCTCCTGTAACGTCTTTATCTGTAGTTGAGTTAGTACTAGCTGTGGTTACAGTATGTCCGTGTGAACCGCCTGACCCTGTATTAGAGGCAACAGTTGTTGCACCTGCGTTTCCAGTATTGGCAGCAACTGTAGTGGCTCCTGATCCTCCAGAAGTTCCTGATCCTGTATTGTAGGTAGAAGCGGGAATACTTGGAGCTGTGCCGCCTGATGTTGAGGTCCCTGTAGTGCCTGTTCCGGTAGTACCAGTACCTGTTGTGCCTGTGCCTGTATTGTTGGCTACAGTTGAAGCACCGCTTGATCCTGATGTTCCGGTTCCAGTAGAGTTCTGACCGCTTGCATTAACTTCTCCAGCTGTCTTAGAACCAAGAGTAAAGGTTGAAGCACCATAAGGAGCACGATCTCTAAAGTCAGGAACGTTGAAGGTCGTAGACCCGTCGCCTGCACCGTATGTAGTACTAATTACACCAAAAAGTGCTGAATAGGTGCTACGAGAAATAGCCGCACCTTCACAGAGATAATAACCAGAAGGTGCAGAGGCTGCACCATACATGATGATAGAACCTGTAGGATTCAAAATTGATGAATCATTAGCCTGTATTCCATCAAGAGTATCAGCATCAAGACCTGACCCTGCGCCATCTACTGTTTTAATAGCTGTAAGTATTTCTGATGCTGTTTGATCAGCAGTTGCTCCAGATTCTATACCGTCTAACTTAGTACCGTCCGTAGCAATATCACGACCGTCTACTGTACCGGTTACTGCAATATTACCAGTGATAGTAACACCAGCAGAATCGGTTTCAAACTTCTTTGAATTATCATAGAAAAGGTTATCTGCACCATTACTAACAAATTGAGCCTTAAACTCTGTACCTGCTGCATTAAGAATATTAACATTGCCATCGGCTAGTAAATTTAAGTTACCTGTTCCCACATCTTTAATATAACTATTTGATCCATCATGGTAAATCTCTAAATCGCTATCAGTACCAAATTTAGCCTTGACGCTATCATTATATAAGACATCACCTGTCATCGTGCCACCAGCAGTAGCTAGTTTGCCGTCTAATTGTGTTTGGATGTTTGATGTTACGCCATCGGTGTAGTTAACCTCTGTTGCTGTTGAAGTAATAGAAGTACCTCCCAGTTGCAAAGTACCAGAGACATTTACTGTTCCGCTAAGAGTTAGGTCTCCACTTGCGCTATCAGTAGCATCGCTACGTAAGAAACTACCAGAAGACACACCATCAAGAGTATCAGCGTCTAACCCAGAGCCTGCACCATCTACAGTCTTAATAAGAGTTAAGATTTCTGATGCAGATTGATCTGCTGTAGCCCCAGATTCAATACCGTCTAACTTAGTTCCGTCAGTAGCTAGGTCACGTCCATCTACTGTACCTCCAACTACTATGTTACCACCTAAAGTAACATTACCAGTAGAAGTTCCATTACCGACTGTAACAGTGGCATTAGAGGCTACTTCAAACTTGTTTGTGGCGTCTATACCAAGACCACCTAGAAATTTATCTACACGGGTTACCATTATTTCTTAACCTTCCTTCTTGGCGATGCGCCTGTGGCTACATTTACAGGGGTACCAGTTCCTTGTCCTTTTTTACCTGCTCCGGCTTTTCTTTGTGCTGCTTGTTTACGACGAACAAAAGAAGCAATTCCAGATTTTCCTAATTTTTTAGCTTTTTCTCGTGACAGACAGGCTGCATAAGGATCACCTTTTGCTCCCTCTCCACATTTTCCAATGCGTTTTCCTTGAGAGTTATAACGATCCCATCCGCCGCCTCCAACGCCGCCGGTTTTACCAGTTCCGAACCATGCTTTTAACCCACCACGAGGTTTTGCCATTTAAGTCTCCAATGATGATTTTAGTTTAGTCATGAATACTGATTTAGCAGCTTCTAGTTGTTCATATTGCATTTTTAAATTAGATTGTTTTACACCAATATCTTTAAGTTGAGCAACACATTTAACCTGATCCTGATCAAGGTCTGCTAAATCATATTCCTTATCATCTATAAAAATTTTATTTTGGTTTTCTTGTTCCATTATTCCCCTCAATATTTTCTTTTTGGATTTCTAATCACTTGATTTTTAAATGGTGTTTTTGATGCACACCACTCATCATACCCCATATATCCTGGCTTTTTACCAGAGGGTTTGGTGACCATTCTACCGAGGGGAGTGTAGAATTCACACCAGTCTTGTTTTTCTTTGTAACGACGATCAGAAGATGCCTGTTCCCAAGCACCCCCTGATCTAGACTTTTTATCACGATAGCGATAACGAAGTGTCGCCATTACTTTTTCTTCTTTTTAGCTAAAATCGCTTTCTGAAGTGCAGGAGGCAGCTTCTTTTGAGCAGCAGTTAAACCACCGTTACCATTTGCTTTCTTCTTACCATTTTTCATAGGCTTCTTTTTACCATAATGTCCGGGCATAGTTATTTCTTCCTTTTTGTAGTAGAAGTACGGTATTTACCGCCACGTTTTTTATATTCACGCACTAACCAACCATTAGCGTATGCAGAAGGGTAAACAGCAAACTTACGTTTGGCTTCTGCCTTAACTCGATTGTATAGCGCTTTGTTGGTTGGAATTGCTTTTTGTGCCATAATCTTTATACTTTACCTTATATTTTAGTAGGAGTCAAATCAAAATTTACGAAATTGTTCTAAGCTCTAAATCTAAGCCAGAGGCAAGAGAAGCGTCTTTAAATTGAACATTTGCCCCAGAAGCTCCAAGAACATACTCTGTGGGTCGTTGAGATACTCCGTTAATACTTACGAAAACATTATTTACACTAGAAACTGTTATTCCAATTGCATATGAGTTATAGGTTCCTGTTGTATGCTCTGTACTAGTAACCGTTGCAAATCCACCACCACTTGCTCCTGCAGAAACAATACCTGCAGCAAGTTGAGCGGCGTTTGAAGAACGAGTAGCTTCTACTGCATAATACGCACTTGACTGGCCATCTAGTAAGTCAGCGTCCAAACCAGAACCTGCACCGTCTACAGTCTTAATAGCTGTTAAAATTTCTGAAGCTGTCTGATCAGCAGTTGCACCTGACTCAATTCCATCAAGCTTAGTACCGTCTGTAGCTACATCACGACCATCTACTGTACCAGAAATCGTAAGATTACCAGTTACTCCTAAAGCACCTGTTTCTAGTGGGGCTGCTGTAATTGTTAAATTACCTGTAGAAGCTCCTGTTGCTGTGGTTGTACCTACAATAAACTTATCCGCAGATTCATCCCATCCCATAAAAGCGTTATCACCAGTTGATCCGCGTTCAATAACAATACCACTATCATTTCCGTTGGAAGCTGCACCATTATTTAGTTCTATAAGGTTGTCTTCAATAACGGTATTTGTAGTAGAAGCAGTGACAGTTGTACCATTTACAGTAAGGTTACCTGTAATAATAAGGTCATCCCCCATAGTTACTTCACCAGTAAACGCAGTTGTACCATTAGTAATATTAGATATAGATGTATTAGCTCCTTGTAAACCAGTTACAAGATTAGTAATATCAGTGTCGTTAGAAGCGATATTTGTGTTAGCACCGTCAATTCCACCTTTAGCGACCAGATACGTTGCATATACGTTAGCTACAGTGTCTTTAGCATCAAGAGAGGTTTGAAGATTATCAATATTAGAAATAACATGATTGTGTGAGTCATCAGCTATAGTAACTGTGATAGAAGTAGTTCCTGAACCACTAACATCACCGCTTAGTGTAATAGTTTCGTTACCAGTTAAGTAAGATCCTGATGCTTGCTTACCATCTAGCTGTGTCTGAATTGCAGAAGTGACTCCATCTAAATACCCAAGCTCTGTCGCAGTAACAGCAGAAACTTCAATCTTACCTCCAGAGCCTGATTGAAGCGCTCTAGAAGCAGTTAAATCTGAAGTAAGAACAGAACTAATAGCTCCTGCAATATTAGCGGTACGTCTTGCTTCAAGAGCTGTAATATTTGTATTTGCTCCATCTATTCCGCCCTTGGCTACAAGATATGTTGCGTATACGTTAGCTACACTATCTTTAGTAGCTATAGTAGTGTTAGATCCCCCTAAACCAGTAACAAGATTAGTAATATCGGTATCATTACTTGATATATTAGTGTTAGCTCCTGTTAAACCAGTAACAAGATTAGTAATATCAGTATCGTTGCTAGAAATAGCTGTATTAGCGCCATCAATACCTCCTTTAGCTACTAAGTATGTAGCATAAACATTAGCTACTGTATCTTTGGCATCTAAAGAAGTTTGGAGATTATCAATATTCGAGATAACGTGATTGTGAGAATCGTCTGCGATTGTAACTGTAATAGCAGTAGTCCCAGACCCAGATACATCCCCACTAAGAGTAATAGTTTCATTACCAGTTAAGTAAGACCCAGAAGCTTGTTTACCGTCTAGTTGTGTTTGAATTGCGGAAGTAACTCCGTCTAAATAACCTAGTTCTGTAGCGGTTACTGCAGATACATCTATTTTACCAGAGCCATCAGATACCACAGCTCTAGAAGCAGTTAAATCTGAAGTAGTAATAGAAGAAACAGCGCCAGCAATATTCGCTGTGCGTCTAGTTTCTACAGCAGTTATATTTGTGTTTGCTCCCCCTAGTCCAGTAACTAAGTTAGTGATGTCAGTATCATTACCAGAAATTGCTGTATTAGCACCTTGTAAACCAGTTACAAGGTTAGTAATGTCAGTATCGTTAGAAGCGATGTTAGTGTTAGCACCGTCAATACCGCCTTTAGCGACTAGATACGTTGCATAAACATTAGCGACTGAATCTTTTGTAGCGATAGTAGTATTAGAACCGTCTAACCCAGTTACTAGGTTGGTAATATCAGTATCGTTACTTGAGATAGCAGTGTTAGCTCCTGCGATACCTCCTTGTAGAGCGATCACATTTGCTTCTTCAGCTGCAATGCGAGTGTTTGCACCTGAATGTGCTCCTAAGAAGATTAGGGTATTAGCTGCTCTTCTAGCTTCAAGAGCAGTAATATTTGTATTAGAGCCATCAAGACCAGTTACAAGGTTAGTAATGTCAGTATCGTTAGAAGCGATGTTAGTGTTAGCCCCAGTTAGTCCAGCTTGTAAAGCAATTACATTAGCTTCTTCAGCTGCAATTCGTGTATTTGACCCTGCAACACCTGTATCAACATTAGTCAAATCAGTAACAGTTAAAATTCTTCCAGTTGTCCCACCAGAATCAATCTCCCAGTAGTCATTTGTTTCATCCCATTGTAGTACTGCGTCAGTTTCGTCACCGCGCTCTACAGTAATACCCGCATCTTGTGTAGGTGCTCCTGTATGATCAGAGTTTAAGACAATATTATTATCAGCGACATTTAGAGTTTCTGTGTTAACATAAGTAGTATCACCAGATACGGTAAGATTACCAGTAATAATAAGATCATCACTCATAGTAACTTCGCCGGTAAAGGCAGTGGTACCATCAGTGATGTTGGAAATAGCTGTATTAGCACCCTGTAAACCAGTAACAAGGTTAGTAATGTCAGTATCGTTAGAAGCGATGTTGGTGTTAGCACCAGCAATGCCACCTTGTAAAGCGATGACATTAGCTTCTTCTGCTGCTATACGAACATTAGAACCAGTAAAAGCGCCTTCAAAGATTAGCGTGTTAGCGGCGCGACGAGCTTCAAGAGCTGTGATGTTGGTATTTGATCCACCTAGTCCAGTTACAAGGTTTGTAATATCAGTATCATTTGATGAGATGTTTGTGTTGGCCCCAGTCAATCCGGCTTGCAGGGCGATGACGTTTGCCTCTTCAGCAACAATTCGAGAATTTGAACCAGAAATCCCACTTTGTAACGCGATAACATTGGCTTCTTCAGCGGCGATACGAGAGTTTGAGCCTCCAATACCGGTAACTAAATTTGTGACATCTGTATTGGTAGCTGAGATTTCGTTAGTGAGAGCTGTGTTAGCGCCTACAAGTCCTGTCTGAAGATTAATTACATTAGCCTCTTCTGCAGAGATGCGAGTGTTTTGTCCGGCAGTTGACCCAAGAATTATTTCAATATTAGATTCGAGTAGAGCAATATTAGCGCTAACGTTTGCAGCGCCGCCAGCTGTAGGAGTGACGATTGAAGTGGTATCACCTGATGCGCCTGCAATCGTAATACCCTCATCATCAGCGGCTGAAATTGTAACAGAACCAAGTTTGATAGACCCTGCAGAGATAAAGACGTCTTTCCAAAGAGCATCAGCAGCACCTAAAGAATAAACGCCATTAGCCTTAGGAACTAGGTTACCAGCTTGCCAAGTTCCTGTGTCATCAGCAAAAGTAGCAATGGCAACCTGATTAGAGTTAGCTCCCTCCAACCCTGCTTGAAGAGCGACTACATTTGATACTTCGTTCGTATCTGTATCAACAGCAGCGATAACATTTGCGAGAGTGATTTTTTTGGTTTCGTCGGCAGATAGATCAACGACAACAAAGACGTCTTCATTATCAACGTCTGCG